TCTGATGCAAGTATATGATGCACAAGTTAAGTACATGCGGCGAGTCCAAGTTCGGGATTATGAGCCGTTGGAAATTGAAGTCAAATTGAAAGCTACGCTTGATGAAAGTGATGATCATGTGGCTGAAATGGATCGACTTGTAAATCAGGTTCGTGAAGGAGTTTTAACCGGTTTGAGAACCAAGGCTAATGCTGTTGCTGAAAAAGTAGAAGCAGAAGCCAAGGTCGAAAAGAAGTCTAAGGTTGTAGACGATCTGCCCGGTGATCCTGAAACAGATGATGATCGTTTGAATAGAGAAGCTACAGAAACAGAGATAGCGGCTGCTGCTGGACAGGTTGTAGATGATCTGCCTGATGATAAGCCTGCTGAAAAAAAGACAGAAGACGTTGTAGATGATCTGCCTGATGATAGTGATGGGGATTTACCTGAAGGTGAAAAAACAGGATTCAATCCTAAAGAAATTCAAACGGACATAGCTCGATTGGTGGCAGATAAGAAAATCACCACGGCTAAAGTCAAAGCACTTCTAGCTGAGTTTAAAGCTGCACGGACTCCTGAATTAACTGAAGATAACTATCAGGATTTCTTGGATCAATTGAACGCTGAAGCTAAGGACTGATTTATGACACAGCGAATTGAAGTTAAGCCTTCAAAGCACAGTATACTTGGGGCCTCTGGTGCATACCGTTGGATTCCATGCCCCGGTTCTATTGGACTTACTAAGAAAGTTTATGGAGATGGGGATTTCTATTCCGCTCCTAGCTATGCTGCTGCTGAAGGTACTGCTGCCCACATGATCCTGTCTATATGTTTGGAAGAGAGTCAAGATGCGTGGGAATATATAGGATTCATAGTTGAGGTTGGTGAGTTTGAATTTGAAGTTAACGAAGAGATGGCTAACGGTGTTCAAACCTGTATCGATCTTGTAAATGAATTGATGATTGATCACGCGGCTGATGATGCTGTATTGCATATTGAATATCCTATGGATAGTATGCTTCATGAAGATGCTTTTGGAACGGCAGATGTTTTTATCAAAACCAGTAAGAGAATCATAATCATTGATTTTAAATATGGTCGAATGATTATTGAAGCTGACAGCATACAAAATAAATATTACGGATATCTTGCTTGGGAAACTCAAGGTGTAGACGATGAATTTGAAGTACAACTTTGGATTTCTCAACCAAGAATTCCTCACAGTCGAGGAACTAATCGTGATTATAAAACCAACTCTAATGAAGTGAACGAATGGTTTATGAATACGGTTCTCCCAGCTATGGAAGAAACAGAAAATCCTAAAGCCATTTTAAATACGGGTAGTTGGTGTCAGTTTTGCCCGGTACGAAAAGAATGCCCTGCTTTGAAGGGTGAGACGATGGACTTTAACCCCGAGTTAGAGCCTATGCATATGACATCTATTGAGTTAGGTGAAATGATTATGCAGATTGATCGCATAAAGAAATTTGAGTCTGCTTTACGTGATGAAGCATTCAAACGTGCGCGTATGGGAGATAAAGTTACAGGATTGAAATTAGTTCGTAAGAAAGCTAATCGTATTTTCTTGGAGGGTGCAGAAGCTAAAGCCGTTACTAAATTTGGTAAAAAACATGCTTTCACTACACCAGTTTTGAAATCGCCAGCACAAATAGAGAAGTTGTCGGGCGGTAAAAAGTTTACTGATAAGTGGGCTGATAAACCTTCCGATGTTGGACTGACTCTAGCTCCTGAATCAGATGCTAGAAAAGAAGTGGTGGTAAGTGGTGAAGAGTTTTTTGGAGATGTTGAATAAACACTTGACAACAGGGGTAAACATCTCTATAATGCAAGAAAGCTAAGGAGCTTTAAACATTGGTAAACACGGCAAGCAAAGGAGCCAAAATATGAGCGAAGTTATTGCACCGACAGAACAAATCTTAGTCCGTACTCCTATCTTCCGTATGTCTTTTCCAAATTTGGTGAAGCCAAACGTTTTCAAGAAAGGGGCACCACCTTCTTTCAATTGTCAAATGTTGATTGATCCTAGTACCGTCGAAGCTGGTTTTGAAATCAAACCGGAGGGTGGTTCATGGGAACCTGTTGACGTTCGACGTGTCTTTATGTCTGTTGCAGAACACAAGTGGCCGGATACTGACATTCGTGAAGCTGTTAAGCATGGAGGCATTGCTTGGCCTCTCAAAGATGGTGATGCTCTTGCTGACAAGCGGGAAGAAGCTAAGAAAAAAGGTGACGTATATAGAGGTATGAAGGTAGTCAATATAAAGTCAAGTCCAGACTACCCGCCTCTTCTATACGTTTTGGACAAGGGTAAAATTCTTGAACTAGACCGTGGGGATGAAGATGATTTTAAACGTGCGGAAGGTCTTTTCCGTGCTGGATCATATGCCCGAGCTAACGCTAATGTAAAGGGTGTTGAGACTCCACAAGGTAAGTTTATCGTTCTTTATGCAAACGCAGTTCTGTATGCTAAAGAAGGTCCGCGTATTGGTGGTATGTCCGGTGAAGAAAGATTTGGAGGTGTCGAAGGTGGCACTTCTGAAATCGATCCTACCGGGGGTGCAGATTTACCTGACTAATTCCTCGTTCCACTCTTTTACTTCCTTTCTAATGGAGCGAGTAATTGTATGGAGATGATAGTCTCGCGTGACATTAAGATCATTATCCATGCTGGTGCGGCGGCGATAGGGGTAGAACCTGGGCAACAGACAAAGTTAAGTCAGGTTGTCCCGTTCTACCCCATCGTATAAGGAACAGGATGAACACAAGACATTTGACAGCAACCATAGACTTCGAGTCCCGCTCTGAGGTGGATATTAAGGTTGTGGGTGCCTGGGCATATTCAGAACATCCAACTACCGAAATATTATGCATGTCTTGGAATGTTGGTGACTTGTATAAAGGTTTATGGGTGCCAGGATTACCGTTCCCTCAAAAGCTGTTAGATCATAGAGATTGTGGAGGATTTTTTGAAGCCCATTATGTGATAATGGAAACTTCTATGTGGTTTCATCAACTTCAAGCTAAGCTTGATATAAAAATGCCTACCCGATGGAGAGATACGTTAGCCGTATGTGCGTATAGATCATTACCTTTAGGACTAGACAACGTTGGGGAGGTTCTAGACCTACCATTGAAGAAAGATAAACGTGGTAAATATCTAATTCAAAAACTCTGCAAGCCTCGTAAAGCCACCATTAAAGATGATAGCAAGTGGCTTGAAGATTGGGATTTGTTGATGGAGTTGTATGATTACTGTGATCAAGATAGAGATGTGGAGGTTCTTCTATCTGACATGGTAGGTAAGTTGCCCGATGATGAACAGCTTGTATGGACGTTGGATTGGATTATTAACTTTAGAGGTATTCAAGTAGATTTAGAAGCTGTTCAAAAAGCTATTGGTATAATTGAAATCATTGAAGCCAAATTAACTATAGAACTTAATAGTATAACTGATGGTGAAATAAATACAGCCGGTCAAATAGCTAAGATACGTGCTTGGTGTGGTAAACAAAAATTCACTATGAATAACTTAACTAAAGAAGCTGTAGAGAATGCATTAACAGACCAAGATATACCTTTAAATGTTAAGAGGGTGTTAGAAATTCGTCAAGCATTAAGTAAATCAAGTACAAAGAAGCTGTATAAATTCTTGGATTGTGTGAATTCTGACGGTCGTATTAGAGGAATGTTTCAATATCATGGTGCCGGTACTGGTAGATGGGCTGGTCGTTTAGTACAACCACATAACTTTCCTAGAGGTAATGTTAAATTGATGGACTTGCTGATAGACCTGATAAAATTAGGTGGAGAAGATGCTATTGAAGCTATTTCTTTCTGGTTAGGAGACGGTCTAGGTGGAGGTGTTGTCGAGGCTATAGCTTCATCTCTAAGAGGTATGTTCATAGTTAAGCCGGGTAACAAACTATATGTAGGTGATTTCTCAGCTATTGAAGCTAGGGTAGTCATGTGGTTAGCAGAGCAGGAGGATGCACTAGAAGCCTTTAGAGTGTATGACAAGGGTGAAGGTCCAGATATTTATTGTGTCATGGCTGAGAAGCTTTTCAAACGCTCAATAAACAAAGAAGATGATCCATACGAAAGGCAACTTGGAAAGATTACGATCCTGGGATGCGGATATCAAATGTCTTGGTCAAAATTACAGTTCCAAGCTTCTAAAGATTATGGAGTAGACTTAACAGAGACAGAAGCACGAGAATTAGTGGACACCTATCGAGGTGATTATAGTATGGTTCCTGATTTATGGCGAGGGATAGAAACGGCGGCTAAAAATACTGTACATACGGGGAACCCACATACCTATGGTCGTATTGGATTCGAAATAGTTGATGATGCGGCGGGTAGATGGCTTGCATGTAAATTACCTAGTGGAAGAAATCTCTGGTATTACGATCCTAAAATTGAAATAGTTCCTGCACCTTGGGATCAAGATAAGTTGATATATCAGTTGACTTATCAAGGTCGCAATAACAAAGCAGGACCGGCTTGGACACGAGTACCTACATACGGAGGAATGCTTGTTGAAAATATAGTACAGGCTATTTCTAGAGATTTAATGGTAGCAGCCATGTTTAGAATAGAACAGAAAGGGTATGGTATTATCTTAACTGTTCATGATGAAATAGGTTGTGAGACTCTTGATAGTTTTGGTACGTTGGAAGAGTTTTTAGAATTAATGACTGGACCGAATCCTGAATGGGCTGATGGGTGCCCGATTGAAGTTGAGGGTTGGGAAGGTGACAGGTATAGAAAGGCTTGATATGAAAGTTGGTGGTGTTGATCCGGGTTTAGGCGGGGCTATTGTATCTTACGATGGAGACATTATATGTCCTATCAAGATGCCCACTCTCAAATCCAAAACTAGGGGTAGAGATATTAATTGGGCACTGTTGGCTTCAGATTTTGATCTACTAATGAGCGACATGGATCATTTCTTTATTGAACAGGTAGGAGCTATGCCGGGGCAAGGAGTATCGAGCATGTTTAAGTTTGGTTACTGTGCGGGTGGTGTTAGAGGACTTATATCGGCATATAAAATACCAGTCACTATGGTAACGCCTGCTGTATGGAAACGTGTTATGCATGTAACTAGCTCCAAGGATGTTGCCAGAGCTAGAGCTAGTGAGGTGTTCCCTAAACAGGCTCAGTTGTTTGCACGTAAGAAAGATGAAGGTGTAGCTGAAGCTGCCCTAATCGCTTTGTATGGGTATTGTATCTTAACGAACGGAGGAATAGCATGAATGTATGGACTTTAGAAGATTATGTAAAAGTGTATAAAGAACATGGTAGTATTAAAGCCGTGTCCAGAAACACTTCATTAACTTATCACGGTTCTAGAAAATTGTTTTGGTTAGCAGTAGAAGATAAATTGATACCTGATCCTAAAAATAAACCTGTCATGGAAGGTCAAGTTAAGGTTACAAAAATTCCTTCAATGCCAATTCCTGAAGAAGGTGAGGTTAAACGGTATTTGTTTACTTCAGCGCAAAATAATACTAAAGTACATAAAGCTTTCTTCGATAACTTGGAAGCTTTTGCAGAATTTCATGATGCGGAAATTCATGTAGCTAGGATCACTTATGTTAAGAGTGGTCTAGGTGCTAAAGGGGATAAAGCCACAATAGATGAAGCACCTAGCGGTAAGAAACAACCTATGTGGTGGGATGAAAGAATTGATCCGTATTTATCTGATAATAAATTTCAAGTTGCGCCGGGATTGATATGGTGTGGTGAGTGGAATATTCTTCCTACCGCTGTGCGTCCATTATCTCAGTTGGAATCTCATAACGGTTCTCAATCTGGTATCTATCCTCACAGTAAACGAGCAATAGAGTCTGTAGCTACTAATCATGTTGGATATACTAAATTCAACTACACTACGGGAACAGTAACTATGCGTAATTACATTCAAAGGAAAGCTGGATTGAAATCTGAGTTATTTCATTGTTACGGTGCTTTACTAGTTGAAGTAGACTCGAATGGTAATTGGTATTGCCGTGAGATTAATGCTACGGATGATGGTAGTTTCTATGATCTTGATATGTTCGTTAAAGATGGTAAATATAGTTTCGGTCATAGAGTTGAAGCTATCACTTGGGGAGACATTCACGTTGCTGAAATAGACTTACCAACAGTGCAACTATGTTGGGGTGATGGTGGTATGGCACACACGTTGCGACCTAAGTATCAGTTTCTTCATGATGTTTTAGATTTCCGTTGCAAGTCACACCACGAAATTAAAAATCCTCACATGATGTTTAAGAGACATACACAAGGATGGGTGAATGTAGAAGAAGAAGTTAGGTTAACTGCGGAATTTGTGAATAGAGTCTATAATTGTAAAGATGATTCTCAAATTATTATAGTAGATAGTAATCATCACAATCATTTAGGCAGATGGTTAAGAGAACAGGAAGGTTTGAAAGACCCTACTAATGCTATTTTCTGGTTAGAGTTAAACGCTAAAATTCTAAGAGAAATGCAGATAGAGAAAGAACCTATAATTTTGAAGGAAGCTTTTAAATTAGTGGGGTTTGATTTCCTTGACATTCATAGAGTGAAGTTTCTTGGAGAAGATGAAAGCTTTGTTATCTGTGGAGACATAGAAGGAGGTATGCATGGAGATATTGGTCCTAACGGTGCTCGCGGTAGTCCTGCTGCCTTTGCTAAGATGGGTAAGAAAGCTAACACCGGTCATACGCATAAAGCACAAGTTATCGATGGAGTATATGTTTGTGGAACGACCGGAAAGCTTAATCCTGATTGGACCAGCGGGCCTAGTTCATGGTCGCATACAGAGACAGTAACATATCAAAATGGCATGCGTACCTTGGTAACTTTATTCAATGGTAAGTGGAGGGCATAATGAAAGTTTTAGGGTATGAAATTGTAGACCAGCAACTCAATGCGGTCATAGATGTGGTGAACGGTACTTGCTTCACCCAAAAAGACCTTGAAGATGCCATGAGAGATAACAATGTAGAAAGACCACCTATGTTAGCTTTCAATGAAGACTTGGTATACAATCGGGCAGCTAGTATTATCATGAGAAATCTGTCACTAACTAATGCTATTAAAGTAGTTAGTCTTGATGATAATACGTGGGCTAACATAACTCCTGTTACTTATGTCTTGAATGAGGATGCACCACAATTCATGACTCTAAATGATTACCAAGACTTTACAGAGTTTACAGATATTTCTCCTTTGTCTTTGGATTATTATCTTTTGAAACTAAATGAAGAGGCGGGTGAAGCTGCTGGTAAACTTGGTAAACTCATGCGTGGTGATTATGAGAATGAACCGAAAGAACATTTCAGAACTTTGTTGGCTTTAGAATTAGGAGATGTTCTTTGGTATCTGGCCAGAACTGCTAAGATACTCAGTTTAACACTTGAAGATGTTGCTCAAATGAATATTGAAAAACTAGCAGACAGACAGGCTAGGGGAGTAATTAAAGGAAGTGGAGATAATCGATGACATATAAGATAGTTTTAAATGGGTGGCAATTACTTGTAATATTTTTAGTTGGAGGAACTTTCGGGATTTGGGGTATCACAGTATTGTATAGTTTAATGGGTGTAATATTATGAGTCCTGATACAAAAGAAATGTTTAAACAGTTTTGCTTAACTATGAGAAGTATGGAAACATCTCTCAATTTACAACGACAATTAATAGAAAGTTTGTTGGAACGGGTGGAGAAATTGGAAAAGGAGAAAGCAAATGACTAAACGGTTGGTATATCTTTGCGGTCCCATTACTGGTATGACTTATGATAACGCTCGTTTTGGATGGAGACATTACATGGCTGAAATGTTGACAGATTTAGATATAGATTGTTTAAGTCCTATGCGGTTTGAAGAAGAACTAGCAACAGAAACAACTTTGAAAGCTGTGGGATATGAAGACAATATCTTTGCCAGTGCTAGAGGTATCGTAGCCAGAGACAGGTTTGATACTCAAAGGGCTGATCTTGTAGTCAGTAATCTTTTGGGTGCTAAGCGAGTGTCTATCGGCAGCATGATTGAATTTGGATGGTGTGACAGTATGCGCATACCGCTTGTGTGTATCATGGAGCCGGAAGGAAACGTACATGAACATGCGATGGTCAATGAGATGATTGATTTTCGTGTTACCAATTTGGATGATGCAGTCGATGCGATTGCTAGAATTTTGACTCCGGGGGTTTAATATGGAAAGACGATGGCAAATAAAATACAAAGATAGAGAAGGTGATTGGATTCAAATGAGTGAGAATTTTATCCCTGATCCTAATGCTGAAGCGTATAACTACAGACTTGAACCTAAGTTGTTAGGTGACAGTGTGATTAAAGATGTAGAAACTAAAGAAGTGTTTCAAGAAGAATATACTGTGGCTGAAGTTGGCAGTATAGTTTTTAACGGGGCACCATTTCCTGATGTTTTGGCAGATACTAGTCCACTTCCTCACGATTACGTTACACCAAGGATAGAAGGGAAGCCGGGGGAATCATTTATGGAATCGTTAGGTAGAGAATTAGAGGAAGGAACTTTGTTAGGTGAAAATCCTAAAGATAGACTCGGCAGAAAGAAACCACCTCTAGCTTTGGTTCCTCCTGTCTTAGGAATATATACAAGTCAAGCAATGGAAGACGGTGCTAAAAAATATGGTCCTTACAATTGGCGGAAAAATGCTGTTAGACATACGGTGTATATTGAAGCTGCTATGAGACATTTAGATGCCCTTCTTGATGGTGAAAATGAAGCACCGGATAGTGGAATTAAACATGAAGCACATGTCGCAGCTTGTATGGCCATACTGTTAGATGCTTTTGCTACGGGTAATTTAATTGATGATAGACCACCGGAAGGCGCGGCTTCAAAAATAATGCAAGAACTGACAAAAAACGATTGATAGGCAGTCTCCATACCGCTATAATGGTTTCTTTAACCTGAAGAGTACGAGGGAAATATAAATGATTCTACCAACTCAATACCAAGAATTTATCCACAAAAGTAGATATGCCCGATGGATAGAAGAAGAAAACAGAAGGGAGAGTTGGGATGAAACGGTTCGAAGATACATGCAATTCTTCTACAACCATTTAGACCAGGGTTCATCAGAGTATTGCCTAACTGAGCCTGAATATGATGAATTGGAAAGTGCCATACTCAATCTAGATGTGATGCCCTCTATGCGGTGTCTAATGACCGCTGGTAAGGCTTTAGCTAGAGACAACGTAGCGGGTTACAACTGTTCATATCTCCCTATAGACACTCCTAGAGCCTTTGACGAGGCTATGTATATACTCATGTGTGGAACAGGGGTAGGCTTCTCTGTGGAGCGTCAATATATAGGTCAGATGCCGTCCATACCGGATCAATTAGTCAAGTCTCACACGGTTATCAAAGTTAGGGATTCAAAGATAGGTTGGGCTGAAGCACTTAGACAGTTGATAGCTCTCTTGTACGCGGGTGTAATTCCTGAATGGGATGTATCAGGATTAAGACCAGCAGGAGCTAAGTTAAAAACTATGGGCGGTAGATCATCAGGACCGGAGCCTCTTGTAGAGCTATTTCGATTCGTCATAATGATCTTCGAACATGCCGTGGGTAGAAAACTTAATTCGTTAGAGTGTCACGATATTATGTGCAAGTTAGGGGATATCGTGGTGGTTGGTGGTGTTCGTAGAGCCGCATTGATTAGTCTTTCAAATCTATCCGACCAAAGGATGCGTGATGCTAAGACCGGTCAATGGTGGGAGTTAAACCCACAACGGGCATTAGCTAATAACTCTATCGCGTTTACGGAGACTCCTGAAGTTGGTCATTTTATGAAAGAGTGGGGTTCGATCTATGAGTCTCAGTCAGGTGAGCGAGGTATCTTTAATAGAAACGCTGCTCGTATGCAAGCCGGTACTTCTGGTCGTAGAGATACTGAATATGATTTTGGTACTAATCCATGCTCTGAAATTATTCTTAGACCAAGGCAGCTTTGTAATTTATCTGAAGCAGTTATCCGTCCAAGTGATTCTATTTATACGTTGAAAGAGAAGGTTAGGATTGCTACTATACTTGGAACTATGCAATCTACACTAACTAATTTTAGATACCTTCCGAAGAAATGGCAAAATAATTGTGAAGAGGAAAGACTATTAGGAGTGTCACTAACTGGCATCATGGACAATTCTTTAACCAGTGATTCTAGTGATAAAGGATTCACAGCAGATATTTTTTGTGAACTACGAAATGTAGTTGTGGAAACTAATAAAGAGTGGGCTGATCGTTTGAAGATTAATGTGTCTACTGCTGCTACATGTGTTAAGCCTAGTGGTACAGCAAGTCAGCTAGTCCTATCCGGTTCTGGTATGCACGCATGGTTTGCTGAATACTATCTTCGTGGTGTGAGACAAGATAACAAAGACCCGGTTACTCAATTTATGAAAGATAGTGGTTTTCCGTGGCAACCTGATGTAACTAAACCTGATGAAACTACGATATTTAGTTTCCCTATCAAGGCTCCCAAAGGTGCAGTGTGTAGAGATGATCGCACAGCTATACAAGAACTTGAACATTGGAAATTAGTTCAAGATCATTGGTGTGAGCATAAACCTTCAGTAACTATAACTGTGAGAGAAAATGAATGGCCAAGTGTGGGTGCTTGGGTGTGGGATAATTTTGATAATATGAGTGGTGTTGCTTTTTTACCACATACAAATCATGTTTATAAACAGGCTCCATATCAAGAAATAGATAGAACAAAGTATGAACAAATGCAGAACGAAATGCCAACAGATGTAAATTGGAGTTTTCTTGCTGAATATGAGTGTGAGGATAACACTACAAGTTTAAGAGAATTAAGTTGTACAGCCAACGCATGTGAATTAGTGGGAGATGGATAATGAACTTTATGACATTAAGTGATGGTAAATTATGGACCGATAGCTTTCAAGTTGGTCAAAGATATAGACAAACTGATGAAGGTCCGAACAAAGGAAGAGTGTTTAGAGTGATTAAAATACATCACAATAGCGTAGATGTAGAGTGGGAAGACGATGGGAAACTTCCGGGTTTAAGATAATTGGCACAGGAGCTAGGATTTGAACCCAGATTTTCAGTTTTGGAGACTGACGTAATAGCCAGATTATACCACTCCCACATTAGATTGCATACTAACTATAGCAGAGTTAGTATTGAATTGGCACCCCTGGTAGGAATCGAACCCACAGTCTCAGGCTTCGTAGGCCCGCGCTCTGTCCATTTGAGCCACAGAGGTATGTATTGGTATCACCGATGGGATTCGAACCCACATTGTCCTGATTGAAAATCAAGGTTCCTAGACCGATTAGAAGACGGTGACATATGCTTTTAAGAGCGAGTTAACTCCTTTAACATGCTTTCAAGTAACTTGGTCCGTAAGGATGGAGTCGAACCACCACAGCTTTGCAGAGGGTTACAGCCTCCTGAGTTCGCCAATACTCAGCTTACGGTAATGGTTGGAGATATAGGATTCGAACCTATGACACCCGGTATGTAACACCGAGGCTCTACCGCTGAGCTAATCCCCACTATTCCATGCATCAATTGCTTTTCCCCACGTTTGTTCTCCTACTATTAAGGGACCGTGTGTGTCACAAACACGACATACAAAACGGAATTCGTTAAATACTGAACTTTTCCCTATATTACTACTGCCACAAAAGGGACAATTTCTTGTTAATGATTCTTCAATCACGATTTAATCCCTTTCTATTGGTGCCCCCGGTAGGACTTGAACCCACAACTTGCTGATTACAAAACAGCTACTCTGCCATTTGAGTTACGTGAGGCATTAAATTGGTCCCGAGAGATGGAATCGAACCACCGACGCGCAAGGCTTCAACATGCCGCTCTACCATTGAGCTACCTCGGAATATGTTTGGTTGACCCGAAGGGACTTGAACCCCCATCTTTACCGTTATGAGCGGCAGGCTTTCCCATTAAGCTACGAGTCGTTAATTGGTGGATACTGGTGAGACTCGAACTCACAACCCTCTGCTTGCAAGGCAGACGCTCTCCCAAATTGAGCTACAGTCCCAAAGATATTCTCCTATGGTATTCTCCTTGTTCCCCTACACTGCATCTTTTGTAGGTATGGTTAAAATTACTGACCATTGTTCCAAACATTTTCTGGTCAAATTCTTCACTGTGACAATATCGTAACATACTATGCCACATTTCATAGATTCGGTCAATCATTGCATTACTTATATGTACCATAAAAGCAACATTTAACCTCCTTATGATGCTTTAATGCAACATTATCCCACATATGGGACATTAAAACTTGGCGGATAGAGAGGGAGTCGAACCCCCACGAGACTTACACTCCTAACTGTCTAGCAAACAGCGACCACCGCCTATTGGTTTGCCTATCCGAATTGGTGCCAAGAGAGGGAATTGAACCACTCAGCTAGGAAGCTTATGAGACTTCCGCCCGACCACGCCCAGGCATTTTGGTACTGGTAGAAGGAATCGAACCCTCGTACAGCGGTCATCAGCCACTTGCTCTGCCATTGAGCTACACCAGATTAATCATTCCAAATCCACACATTGAGTTTGTGTAAAATGGGTGGTCCTAAACCTAAAAGAACCAATACGCATAACATACCAAATAGATATTCCATTTCAGTTCCTTTCGAATTGGCGGATAGAGAGGGAGTCGAACCCCCACGAGACTGATTACTCCTAATGGTTTTCAAAACCACGACCACCGCCCATTGGCTTGTCTATCCGTAACGTAGGGAGCGCAGTAGGAATCGAACCTACAATCTAGAATTACCAGTTTACGCCCCATAATTGGCTTCTAGGGTAGGACTTGAACCTACATATCCCTGGTTAACAGCCAGTCGCTTTGCCGAATTAGCTACCTAGAAATAAAAGTTTATGCGGAAAAGTTAGGGGATTGAACCCAAAGTCTAAACGATTATCAAGGACATAGGACACCTCCGAAAACCGTCTTCCTATATAGACTTCCTACCAGCCTAGAAACCCTCCACTAAAAAGAAACCTGTTAACCGCACTAAGTACCATGATAACAGGCTTCAAAATTGGCGCTGTAGACAGGATTTGAACCCGCTATCTCTGGATCGACAATCCAGTGCCTCTGCCGCTATGGCCCCTACAGCAAACGTGTATGTGGTACTGCTTTGCCCAAATCTATAGTGAATCGCTAACCACTTCGGCCTAATCCATCATCTAATGTGACGGCCCATAGATTCTAACAACTACACGTATTGGTATGGGTGACAGGATTCGAACCCGCGTTTAGAGGGTGGAAACCTCTTGCTCTGCCTTTGAACTACACCCACAAAATTGTCGGACAATGCCGGAATTCAACCGACTTTCACGCCCCAATATGGCGCTGCATTAGCAAATGCATAATCGTCCCATAAAACTTGGTCACGGATATGGGAATCAAACCCATTTTATTCTGGCCTTACTATCCGACCAGTGCGATACGGTCAACCGCCCATCCGAAACTTTAATATAGTGATCCTGCCTTTCGTTGTCAACCACTTTATTAAAAAAAAATTGGTCAAGGTGGAAGGAGTCGAACCTTCGTCTATGGATTCCAAGTCCATCACTTTGCCGTTAAGCTACACCAAGATTAACTTTTAACTTTGCCTTCTTTCTTTTCCATGATCTATTAGCTAATAAATCTGCATTTTTTCCAGCCATTTCCATGAATTCTTTTTCTAAATCTGTAAATAAAGGATCGCTATCATGTATATGCATTTCTAGAAAATCAATTCCTTCACAGTTTACCACATGACATATATATATATATTTCAACAGCCTAGTGTACATTTCGTTTACAACACTTTCTAGACTTTCACAGTCAGGAAAATATTTATCTATTTCATGCGCTTCCATATTCATTCCTTTCCTGTTATTCACTGCATAGTATTTTTGGTCGCGATGATGGGATTCGAACCCACACTAAAAGAGTCACAGTCTTTTGTGCTGCCATTACACCACACCGTCGATAATTGGAGGATCGAGTGAGATTTGAACTCACGGCACGAGGATTAAAAGTCCTCTGCTCTGGCCTCTGAGCTACCGATCCTTGGAAAAGCAGGTGGGAATCGAACCCACTTAAACAGATTTGCAATCTGTCACCTAGCCAATCGGCCACCGCTTCTTAGTTAATCCCAACCCCATTTAAATATAGGGTGAAATCCTTTTCCATTAGATAAAGGCCACTGATAATCATTTGTACCTGATATAACTTTTTCTTCTTTGCAATAGGTACATAAGCCCATACTCATAGTACATACATGACCTTTAATTTCTCTTGCTCCTTTCGCAATTGCACAATCATGACATATAGCAGTCATTCTGTCACCACACTTTCCCTTTTTTGTCCCGCCATTTCTCTTTCTATCCGTTCAAATACTCTGTCAGGTACTAGATATCCATATGAACGGATTGTTTTTAAACGATGGCGAAACTCATATAAACTAGGGTCTGAAAAAGTTTCAGTAAATCCAACCCAATGAGTGATCCATTTTGATTTACCGTCTACACGCATTTCATAACAGTAAACGTCACACTCGCTTTCAATTTGTCTACAGTATGCCATATCACACACTCTAATTGGTAGGGATAGTAGGAGTCGAACCTACACTGATTGGAATTTAAACCCGATGCCTCTGCCGTTGGGCTATATCCCCATAATTGGTAGGAGTAATAGGATTCGAACCTACACTGTACAAGGTCTAAGCTTGCCGCCTCTGCCGTTGGGCTATACTCCCATATTTGTAATATAATGATTGGTGCCTAGTATGTCAAGGACTTTTTTAAAATGCGACTCCGAGCAATAAACCTAACTTAGATATATCTGCTTTTGCGTCAGCATACAATGGACCACAGGCTATTAGTAAAGGTTTTGGTATACCTTCATTTAGACGTTTCAATCCAAGTCGGCCTCTTTCAAATATAACCAAAGCATGTTGTTTTTCTATGATTACAACTCCCGGTTTACTATCTATGTAGTCTATAATACCTTGATAACATTGTGCCCCGATTATATCTCCGTGATCATTAGCTAAGTTTAGAGCATTCACGGCACCTTCACGAGTGACCAAACGAAAATTTTCTCGCTTGGTCTTATCTTCTTCCGAGCTAACTACACCCGTTACGGGACTTTTAAGGAAAGCACCTACGTTTGATACTCCACCACAAGCACTTAAACCTAGTAATAGCACAACACAATAACCTAATTTTCGCAACATCATGCACATCCTCTATATAGATCAGCGATTCTGTCAGCGCGTTCGTGTACTTGATCTGCCCATTTTGAATCTAATGCTTCGTCTGCGGCTAGTTCAAAATCATGATCTTCTAATGCGGCCAACATTTTAACAAACTTTGAAAGGCGGGTCCACCCTAAATTGAAAGCCATGTTAGCAAACCCTCTTTGGGCATCAGGAGGTAGCTGTCTCCACCAAGGGGTTACTCGGTCTAGTTCATTGGTAACTTCATCCACGTCATTGACCAATAGAATAAAACCTTCAGTTTCAGAAATATTTCCACCCAGCTCTTTGTCAATTAAACGACCGTAACCTATGGTCCAATAACCTTCACTGTCTTGGTATGCGTATTCTCTAAAACCTTCATCTCTTTTCAAATCACTAAGCAGTTGCCCCATATCATCCTCCAAAGAATTGCATTTTAATTCCGTAGCCTATAGCTACTAATGCTCCAAGTATAAGTAACCCTACCGCTTTTGTCAATCCTCTGCTTTGTACAGTTTCCATATTAACTCGCCATTTACGAAGATGCATCAGGTCTTTTTGGATTTCAGGGTCTTCTAGTAATACTCTCAATTCCCTCAATGCCGCCATATCTTTTTGAACTTGAAAAGGTTCTGAAGCATCTATACCTAAAGCAGTAAGTGTATCTTTCAATACCTTTTTAGATGCACATTCCGCTGTCTCTTCTATTAATACCCTATGTTCATGGTTCACTGTACATTAGCCTCTTTTTCTTCATCTTTATTAATGTAAGGATGAACCACCTTTTCACCATTTATATATTCTGCGTAACCTTTTCCAGCACCAGTAATGCATACTTGACCGGGTATTTGTTCCGTTGCAAGAGTAGAAGTGCCATATCTTTCACTGAAAAATACATACAATTTGCCTCGTTCCGGTATATCTTTATTCCAAAGTTCAAACTTTAAGGTTTCATTGTAGTTATCTTTCAAATTTTTTGAAACTTCTTCTAGTGAAGGGCAAAATTGTATAGTAGAACTACCGTGTCCCGCATGAGCAACAACTTGTGTAGGTAAGCTGCCCCATATAAGTAAACCCGATACACTAAGTATAATAGCCCACGCGGTTAGAAAATTATCTAAAACATCTCTCATAACAAACCCTCCTACGGATCAATGAAAATTCTAACTATTCCGGTTATTGTACCAGACGGAGGCCCTATTCGTAAAGCATTTAATACATCTGTACCGATCCATGCAGCATGACCGCTAACTTTAACCGGGGCGGCATCATCACCTTTAGAATACCTACCTTTCCAATCAAAGTTTTTATATCTGGCAGAACTATCTAAGTTATTTACTTCAAGCGTAATCCAAGCTGAACCTGTAGCTGCTGCATCCAATTCCCAATTTGCAGTTGTGGAAGTAAGCTGTATAAGTGCGGCTGTTCCAGCGTTTGTATCATCTATATCACGAGTATTTGATTGAGTTTCTTTTGAAATAACACTGTATTCATGAAGCGTAGATTTATATCCCACGCCATTATCTGATGATACTTCTAACGTTAGATCATTATCGGCACTAATAGTTATATCAGATATTTCTATCCTAATATTTCCGGCAATCAAGTCCGTGAAAACAACATTAGAAGCTGCCGATAATATTGATTCGACATACCGATAAGGATATCGTGAATCTAAATTTGTTAGAGAAATCTGTACACTAGACATTGATATCTGTTCCCGTTAAATCTATAGGCATTTCCTTAGCGTGAGTTAAAGGTTTGGCTTCACCGTTAGAGCGACGAATACCGAACATCCACAACTCACCTGTAATATTACCTGTACCAGTTTCCAACCTAAAACCATTAAGGGGGAAATTACTAAATTTCTCAAATCTTGTAACTCCCTTTCCAGCAAATTCCTCTCCTGGTTGCGCACCCGCTTCGGCTAATGGTCCTTCACTGTAATGAACTATACAAGGCATTCCATTCACCACTTGCTGACGTGGATTAAGCACGAAGAATTCTGATAGGGTATTTCCTAGATTTGAACGGGCATTAGGGGCTATATAACCCCATAATTCATCATTACGAAAGTCTTGTCCGCCAGAATCAGAACGATCCCCATGACCATGATTACGCATATCGTCTGTTCCATGAGTCCATGTTGACCCCCCGTCTCCCGTTAAATGACACCTGATATCATCTTGGTTATCAGTAACAGGTCGGCCTAAGAAGAAACCATGCCATGCTATAAATTCATCATTCTCCAATTCAGGTTGAAGAAATTCTACTGTATTTGGTGCGACATTTGTAAATTCTTGGTGTCCTATAAAAGTGTAAGCGCCGCTAGTATATCCTTCAGGTACGTCTAAAGCTGCGTGAGGTAGTGCCCATATACGTACACGTAAATAGGAGAAGTCTTTTGCTTCTGTTTCTCTAAATCTTAGACCGTTGACTCCTTCATCAGCAAAAGTAGTGTCCCTAGCGTGCGCTCCGTATGATTCAATAGCTTGAGAACGTATAGATGCAGATTGCCAATAGTTATTGAAAGCTTCTTGCCCCATAATCCCAGGCCAAAATCCTGTCGCACCGAAGTCATGACAATAAATCGTAGCAGAATAACCTCTTACCAAAGGATCACCTATCGCACCCGAACCAACCCCGTGTTCACCACTAGAAGTAAACATTGGTTGCATGTTGGTAACATCATTTTTAGCAGGGAAGTTAGCTCCACCGGGCGCGGTGTTTCGTGCATCTCCTGCGACTCTCCAAATAGCACCGTTCCAAGTACTACCACCATCATGTGTAATATCCATAGCAAATGGGTTTTCATTCCCAATACTTTCTACTTCTATTTCAATTCTCACTAGCTTGTAAGCCGGATCACGTAGAGCCTCATTGATATATTCATGATCGAAAACTCCCGGCGCTGATTCATTACGTGGTAATTCAAAATCATCTACCCATACCCAAGGCCAAGAATATTGACCTTGATCAGGTTTTCTACCGTGAACTGCTAATGAAGTTATTTGTGCTGTGTTTAAACCAAAACTGTTCTCTGGTCGGAAACGTATTTTAGTAACATCTTGCCCTGAAGCTCTGATAGCGGAAAAACCATTTAACATGGTGGATAGGTCACCCCCATTAAAGGCCAAGCCTCCTGTCCATCTCATAAATGGGTGTTTTGCTTCCCCTGGATGATGCCCTCGAAACATTAAAGATACTGGTCTATTTGCCAATCCATCATATTGTCCGGTAGATACAAATCTAACTGTTGTTAAAGCTTCTCCACCTGAATCACTTCCGCCTGTAGAATTATGACTGGCATGATTACGCCAATAGTCCACTATAGCAGCGTCCCAAACAGAACCATTCCAAAAATCCATTAACATTTCAAAAGTATCATCCTCGGGATCACCATAAAAAAAGTGTAATACTTCTAAGAAATCATCTTGAGGCCATGCCGTTTCTATAGGGTCAACCCGTAGTGAATTAAATTCTTGATGTTGTACTACTTCCATGAACGGGGCTATAGACCCACGATTTAAAGCATCTTGATAATCTATAGCATCTTGAACATTGGTAGCATCGAAACCTGCTTGTTCATTGTCGTATGTAGTAGCACCAGCGGTAGCTCCGGCTATTGTAATGTCAACTTCTTTAGGATTAGTACCATCAAGTACAACAGACGTTACAGCAGCACCAGTTATGTCTAGGGTTCTAACATCTTCCGCTACTACAATATTATCTTTCTTAATTGTAAATGTACCCGTTATGTCTGTGATATCATCTTGTGATGCTCCATTAATTCGCAATTTAACTTGTTGACCGGCATATACCAGAACAGTTGTACCCCCGGCAGTAATGGTTACGGCATCATCTGAACCCGGATTAGTGAATTTACAATCTACCCAAAAAACTTTTTCACCCGTAGGAACAGTAACAGTTAATGGTCCGGTTACAGAACCAGTACCATCATTTAGAACTAGTACTCTAACTCTACGAAATTCTAGCTTACCATCAATATCACTTAAAGGAGCAGCAGTTATGTTTTGACTTGTATCATCCAAATCTAATTGCATAGATGCATTAGAATACGCATCCGAAGAATCCTGCATTCTGTTATGATCAATATCAGGATTTTTATTCGGTTCTACAGCTACGTGTTCTATATCTGCATGTGGACTTGTTGGCATTAAATTCCTTTAGCCTTTCCTTTAAGTTTGATGTTACCTGAAATGTTGGTAGCACCACCAGCAGCACCAATTCTAATTTGAGTAATAGCACCGGCTCCACCTACCCAAGTACCTACACCTTCTGCTCTAACCGGGGCACCATCATCTCCCTTAGAATAAATAGCAGTCCATTCAAAATGTTTATGTTGTGCTGTTTCTGCCATGTTAGGAAAACGTAGTTCTTTAATACGTACTCCACCGGTAGATGCTGAATCAACTTCCCAATTAGCTGTTGTGGATGTAAGCTGTATAGCTGTAGCAGTACCCCCGTTCGTATCGTCTATGTCTAGTGTGTTAGACTGAGTTTCTTTAGACTCTACACTGTATTCATAATTAGTTGCTTGGAAGCCGCCTGAATCTACTTCAAGTATAAGGTCATCATCGGCATCTAATTCCCAATCCAAAGATATAACAAATTCATCAATGTCTGTATGATCTAACCCGACACTTAACGTGACATTCTGTCCAGTAGTAGGGTTTTGTTCCTCTAATAGGAAATCTCCGCGATTATCTAACTCCACAATAGCTGTCTGTACTGTAGTTGCGGTATCACCTAGATTAGTACCTGTTCTGTCTATAGGTGCTTCATCAGCATGAGTAATAGGTTTTTGGTTAACGATAGCTGGTAATCCTGTTGTAGTTTTACGAATACCTAACGTGATCATGTAACCTATAAAATCAGTAGCATCAGTAAGTCTTAATCTAAAACCATCAAGAGCATCAGATGCTTGTCTTTGCCCTCCACCTGAATGAGTTTGTAAATCACCATCGGTATCCATAGTAAAAGAGGTTTGAGATATAGATGATCTAAATGTACTAGTATTTCTATGATCAGGAAACATAGCTGAGAAAACTGCACCTTCACCAGAAGTATTCCTAACGCCAAAGGATGTTGCATATCCCGTTTGACTGCCGTTTCCTCCACCTTGATCTGTGCCTCCACTATCTAAACCACGTCTTGATCTATCCCATAAAGCTTCTTCCCATGAAACTCCAATATCATCTGTGGTTTCAAGTTCAACAGTTTTATTAGTGACTTCAGGTTGCACAAAACCTATGCACCAAATAGCCGAGTAATCATCTGATTGAGTCTTACTGTTCATTACTGTTATGTTGTCGTCATCGGCACCTGTTAGTTCTGTAAAGTCGATAACATCTACAACTCCGTGAGAAAGGCTACCTCCTTTTCTAAGAGCATAAACATCTACACGTCCTGTAAGCATAGCTGAAGCTGTAAGGGTTTTCCATCTTAGAGCGTCAATAGGATCAAGGTCTTCAATAACTTGACCGCCCATAGTTCCCATAACGTCTCCCCAAACACTTAGGTCCATGCTATATTTATAGAAATCGTCACGAGCTAAGTTTAACCACATGACTTCATGATGAAATTTATGCCCCGCTGTTTCATCCAGTTCTTCTCCTGCCACATCACCTGTTACATATGGGGTAGCAGTAGCATTTCCTTGAGCATCAATAGCAGTTCCAGAAGATATTCTTCCCTGTCTAGCGAAGTCACTATTCAACCAACCTACACCGTCGTCGTCACTACCTTGGTGGAAAATAGTGGTGTTCGCTGTGTCGGTTTCTAGTTCTGCTACACATATAATAGCCACGAAGTCAGGATTAGTTAAATCACAAATAGATGAATCTACAACTAGCTCAATTGCTCCTGCTGTTTCTACTACTTCACCAATTTTTTCAAATCCAGGAAACCTCATAGCTTGAGATTTTTTAACTCCGTAAGCGTGAAATTCAAGAGCATCTAGGTTGCCAGAACTAATTCCGAAACGAATTCCTTGTAATCTAAGTGTATCTTTCCACACAAACCAACGTCTATCATGTTCTTGTGCGCCATCACCATCATCACGAGAACTTATTACGTGACCATATTTCCAATTGGTCGGATCAGTAGGATTGAATATAGTCATGACAAAGTTTTGATTACCTGTAGCGGCTGTAGTATCTATTCCTGCCCTACTCAAAGGTAAGTCTGCGCCGCCTGTTGCCTCGTTATCGTCATTGTTGTTATCTTTATCTCTTGCAGTATTTGCATAGTCTATAACGGCATCCGTCCAATTAGTTCCATCAAACATTTCTATATCTAAGAAAGCATCATCAGTATCGACTTGTCCATTACCAACTATAACAATTTTTGAATATTCATCATTGAAACCGTAATCTAAAGTGAATGGTCCCGCTGCTGGTAATCCCGTAGGTTGAACAATAGGAATAGGAACCATGTCACCGCCGAGAGAACCATCAAGGAGTGCATCTGCTTCATCAAGAGCAGCTTGAACGTCTGTACCCACTATCGCAGATGGCTCGTTATTAAAAGATACAGAACTAGCAGCACCACCGGCACCAATCTCAACTTCAGTTTCCCCGCTGCCTTGGTCCGTAACTCCAACAATAGCCGAACCTGTAAAATCTATAGTTTCTACATCTCGTGACACAACCACGTTATCTTTTTCAATAGTGATTTGATTTCCTGTACCTTTATTAACATTATTAGAACCATCCACATAGACACTTACTTTTTGTCCTTGTGGTATAGTGTAAGTAGTACCCCCGGCATCCAATATAACTGACCAGGGACCGCCCGTAGATGTCCATGTACTGACAAATTCATACACCTGTTGGGCAGACGGTAAGGTGAGCGTTCTATCGGCTGTAAGAGGCCCTGTACCGTTCGCAAGTACAAACACTCTAGCTCTAAAAGCTAATTCAAATCCATCATCAGGATCAGTGAGAGTGATAAGACTTTGATTAGCATCATCTAAATTAACGGTGACGGACCTGTTAGTATTTTTGTCTTCTTGGTCTGTAGCATCGTCAATAGCAGTTGTATCACCGATTGTTTCAAAGCTTGCATATTTTGAATGGATTGAAGTCATATCGTTTCCTTAAAATGTTACCCGTAAAGGTATTCCTCTATCAATTTGCGTTACTCCACTAATTTGATATATGTCTGCCGATAACCTTGATGCAGTTGCAGGCAATTCCCAAAACAATCTCACATTATCAACATATAATCTATTGTTTCCACCATTAGGAATTCTAGTGAATATTATATCTACAAATCTTGTATTAACTGGTACTCCTGCTACAACCTGTATATTTATATCTTCTAGCATTGTAGACCACGCACCTTGACCGGCAGGAAACGTATCAGGATTTAGATCACTAGGTCTTAATAGAGGCCCGGTCACTGTTTGTATTTCTATCTTGCTTACATCTTTAAATCTAAATGAAGCTTGAAATCTATCTGGATCAGGTTCTTGCCAATTTCCAGTAGGACCATCTAAATAGAAGAACATAGCCATATTAACATCTTCTGCATCAATTGTCGCCCCTGAAATTCCTCCTGCAACTAAATCTACTTCTTGTTCCATTACATCACTAATTGTCGTACCTATACCTGATTCAAATATCAAAGAACCTTCAATAGGATCAGGTCTACCTGAAGTATCTGTAACTGAAGTCCATGCACCTGTAGGTAGAGTCCATCCTGAAGGTGGAGAAGTACCATCTGTATCATCTTCAGCACCACCATTTGTTATTGTTAATACCTGTGATAAGTCTTTAATTCTTCTGCTTCCACCATCAGTTATTTGGTTTGTACGGAGATAAGTATACGCAGGAGTAATCAATCCTGTAACTGTTCGCAACACAGTAACTCCGGTAAGATCATTAGGATCATATATATCTATTTCATAAGCCTCGGCAGATTCAGAATTAGGTAACACGGTGTATCCTTGTGCGTCCCAAGTTTGACAGTCTCTATCACGACGAAGCCATGTAAGATTTAAATCTTGTGTAGTAGCATTACGAAGTCTTTGAAAATGATATGGAGAGATAGGTGTAATATTTCTGCCCGTACCCGTGAAAGTTGTAACCGCCGTATTTGTTACATTGCTTCCTAAAGTTTGTGCTGAATAATATCTGAGTACATCTACATTAGGTAACTCGAATAAAAATGAAGATAGTACTCCACTGTCTAATAATACTACATTATCACCGGGTTTATGTCCTGCTACTAAATCATTAGTTCCAAAACGTCCTCTCAAGAAATTGCTTAGTGCGTATGTACCGTCACCATTATCAACTACAGTTTGGAAATTAATAATTTCTTCACCGATAGAAGCTAAGTTCTTTCCTTCTAACAATTGTGCTTCTGTTATAGATGTTGGTACGTCACCTGAATCCCAAAATACTTCAACTGTACTTGTTCTATCCATAGTCCACCATCTAGGATAGTCATCTAAGAAACCATCTATTACATGACCTATTCGTGGGGCTGTGGTTATATCTAATATACGATCCCACGTTGTTCCTGCATCATCACTTAACCAAACACTAGCACCAGGATAATTATCTAAGTTCAGTAAATTCGGATTTAAAGCTATTTTAATTATTGGTCCTAAGTTATCATTTTGAGTTAACATAGGAAGATTTAAAAGAATAATTTCAGTTGGTCCACTAAAATCAGGCGCTTGTCTTGTCAGATTAGAAGGTATACCAGACACACCAGGGGCATAAATACTAGTATCATCTCTAGCCAATTCCAATTCATTTATAAGAGTTCCGGCCCCTAATACAGATTCTAAAACTCTCCATGTTCTAGCTTTGTTATTAATAGTTACATTCAGTCTATCTGTAGCAACTAAATCTGAATTTTTAGGCATAAGAGGAAACGCAAGTCTTTGTGCAGCCAAATATATTTCAGTTAATAATGAGTAAGCTAATGCCGAAGCTTGGTTTTCAGTAAGTAATTCAGGAGTATCAAATGTGTCTCTATGTCTAGCTATAACTATGTCATCATGTCTTTTATCGTGCATAGTTCTGGTAGCAAATTCATCTTCTCTAACAGGAGATACAAACGTTACATCCATATGATTTGATAAATCTGTAGCATCTGTTTGTGTTTCAACCACAGTTAATGGAACACCAATATTTTCTCCCGCCCCTAATTCATTTTCAAACAATGTTCTAGTTATAGCACCACCACGTTTTAAGAAAGTAATTTTCCCATTAACAAAAACTACATCGACTCTATGAGCAATAAGCAGTTTACCTATTTTATTTCGTTTACTATCTGTTCTAGATTCTGGATACCCATCTACGTCCTCAGATGTTGCAGCTAACGCAGGGTCACTAACATCTAATTCAGCCGCCGTTATGAAACTGTCTCTAGTCATTATATCAGTTATAACGTCAGGTAATGGAATTTTATTAGTATCATTTCTGAATAAGTAAAGCTTTTCTAGATTATCTGTTGCAGCACCAACATATGATTCATCTTCGGAATACCAAAACTGTACACTTTGCATTTGTGTGGCATTCCAAGTACTCACATCAGTAAAATCTGCACCATTCATTATTCCGTATTCAATTTCCCAATTTCTAACATCTAATCTATTGATAGTAGTGCCCGGTCCTTCAAACATCATTTGACCATCTAAAGCTACTCCCGATTCAATAATGTGTGTTGCAGGACCACCAGATGTTATAGTTAGCCCCGATGCAAAAGTGCCCCCTATTTCTTTACCTGTTACTGTATTAGTTTTTGTATCCCATTTCAAAGCTACAACATCACTACCATTTATTAAAAATATAATTAATTCATCAGTATCAGGCCAGTAAGTCATAGCACAACTCCCGGCAGTGTATTGACTTGGATTAGTAAAGTTAGATGATATATCAAAACTATCTTGTGGTAATATGGTTAAACCAGATATAGGGCTTCCCAATGTAGGAACACCCTCAAATGATATGTTTACAAAAGGAGCAAATATACTGTTAATAACAATAGTGCCCCCTTCTACATGTAAAACATACATATGCCCGTTGTTATGAAAGATTTTATCTGCAATGTCTATATTATTTCCTTCAATACCTGTAGATGTTGGTATGTCAAGTTTATGATATTCACCTATGAGACCCATCGCCTGAATAGGACCGGGGTCAACAAGTATAATTTTAGATGTATTGTGAGCCATATGCAGTTGTTTACGATATGCAAAAGGCTCTCCACCACCACCAAGAAACGGAATACCAAATCCTAATAAAATATCAGAAGACATTAAACGTGGACGCATAAAAGCATCATAATCACCAGCGTCAGGAAATAGTTGAGCCGCCCCGTACTGTCCTACTAAAATTCCTGAATCTAAATCGATTTGGTTAAGCCTACCAGCGTTATTAACTGTGCCCATGTAATACCCTATATCAGGCTGTAATAAAGATTCATCTACCCAAACATCAGTAACCATATTAAGTCCACCAGCATTTGATATATTGCCAGGGTCAGTTACCGGGCCACCTGATCGGGTGTGAATCATTCTTCCAGGGTCCATAATATTATATTGTCCGCCACTTGAACCTGAAGTCATTGATAGAGAATTTAATTTTCTTTGAAATATCCCATTGTTACCACTAGATTCTAAATTTCTAAATAATGGTGCTGTTTTATATGGATAAGCAGTGTTACCTTTTTCAAAAATTTCAACTTCTGTAGCTGGAATAACGTTTCCGTAATCTTCTAGAGGCCAATCTTCCACTAATAATGAACCATAACCTTGAAAACCAGGGGTTAAAGCTGAAGTTTTATCATCTATAATTCTTTGTGGTGCTTTTTGATTTTTGTTTCCATCTAAGAAAGTTAGTTTAGGAGTTGGAAAACCTTCACCAAGGCTAAGACGTAAAGCTAAAACTATCAAACCGGTAAAAGAAGTATCAATAACAGCTTCGGGACTTTTATCTGAAACTAGTTTATTTTGCATCCAAACAGTATGAAATCCACCTAAACCGGTTCCATCTTGAGGCGATTCAGCTAACACTGTTAAATAAGTACCTGTATATTTAAACTCAGTAACTTCTGGCGTTTTACCAAAAATACCAAAAGGACCAACATCATCTCCACCTGATTTTATAGCTATTTCTTTAATTTCATCATTTTCAACCCAAGCTATGTGACCCATTAATGGATATCTACCGTGAATAATAGGTATGTCTCCACCCACTTCAGATTTTTGAACTTCAAGATCGTCTTTTCTTGGTCCTTCTACAGATGCAGCAGGAGTTAGAGCATTCATGGCAAAAGTACCAAGAAGTGCAGCGATACCAAATGGCACGCCTAGAAAATTTAGACCTATAGTAATTCCTATTTGTGCTATAAAACCAAGAAAATCAGACATTATTCAACCATTATATAAACTGTTAAAGGTACTACTTCAGGCATACCTGTGGGACTATGTTTACTTTTAAACACTTTACGTTTAAAAATCCAATCTCTATCAGATTTTTTCATAAATGGTGGATCAAATGTGGCTATAGGATCACCATTAGTAAGATTTACAGAATGAACTTTATAAGGTTTTCCCTCCACCCTTAAAGGAATAGACAAAGTAAAATCTATACGATTCCCGTGTCTGTAATCTATATGAAGCTTACAAGCTATCTTTCTTAATCCTGTCATGTTTAATCCTTAGCATCAATAAGCCGTTCAACAGCTCTCTTACCAGGGTATATTACCATTGGTCCTCTAAAAGCATCCATGTTATCAAATTTACCGTCACACATAGTAGTAAATTTATTACAACCAGTTATAAGATCGTAAGTATCTCCCACTAGCATTGTCTCGTCTTGAGGAAGTTTTAGAGTAAAAGCAGATGTACCCACAACAAATTCTTCAACTTCTATAGAAGGACCATTCACATTAGCACCGCCCGTCCATGTAATTTTACCTAAACTCCAAAAACCAATAATATCATCTGCTTCTGTTCTAGCTACGTCTATGAATATTAACTCATTTGTAACTGATGTAACAATACCTGAAACACCAAAAGCTTTTTGAGTTGTCCATACAGCAGCTACATTTGCGAAAGCAGTCCATATAATATCATTGTCTGCTACAGTATCACCAGGATTGTTTGGCCATGAAGGTTCTCCCCCGCCACTTGTTCCACCGTCTGACACAAATATCAAACCATTCTCTAATAGAGTAGAGCCTGCCGGATAGGATGTAGCTGTTACCCACGTAACAGTGGTCAAAGTTTCTGTTGTGGTATTCCCCAATGTTAAGTCCCATGATGGTTCCGTTTCCCCTGTTGTACCCGCTGTAGTGCAAATGAACCACACTTCATTAGGGGCATAGTTAGCAGAAGTAGCGGTCCAAATAATGTCATTATCTGCAATCGTATCACCAGGGTTATTAGGCCACGTAGGTTCTGATCCACTGCTTGTTCCTCCATCCGATCTAAAAAATAATCCATTCTCAAAAACAAATGTACCATCTGCATACACTGTTGACATTACCCATTGAGCAGGCGTAGCACGTACTACAATACCGTTTCTTTGTAACCTGACTCTACTCGCCGTCATAGCCGTTGTAGCCATCCATGCCGCCGCTTGAAGCTTTATACCACATGCAAAACTACCTAAATCAACTTGGCAAAATTCTACAGCTTTGTGTCCGGTTACGACATCAAACCCTATCATGTAATCTTTTAGAGTTATTTGAAAACCTATAGGTGTCTGTACAATTTCACTCACAAGCCCCGCACTCATTAAATGAGCAGTATTTTCAGGATCATCCCACATACAAATATAATATTCATATTTAGCAGAAGCCAAGCGCCCTTTACGGATATCATCTCTTAAAACTGTAGTGCTATCCAAAAAGAAACCTGTAACTTCTAATGGATTTGCACTATGTTCATCTGAAGATTCTACAGCTTTAGGTTCAAATCCTACATTGGCAAGATATATATCACCAGAAAAAGGAAGATTTGCTTGATGACTGGTGAAAACTTTTACAGTAGTATTATCTGTGTAGGTAAGCTTCCATAGATATGCGGGCTTCAGATTCCCTAAAGCTATAGCAGCATCCATTGCAGCAGGAAAATTTCTTGGCATTATAAAAGAACCTGTTCAATCATTGTGGAAGGTATCTGCCCCGCTTCAAACGTGGCCATAGTTATTTCAAATTTATCATCTTGAAAAGCAAAAGGAACAGAATAATCAGATTGAAAATTTACATCAACAGCACCAGCGGGAGCTACAACAAATTGAACTAGTCCTAAAGCTGTAATAGTATAATCAGCCGGATCATTTTGAGGTGTAACACCTTTTCGTACAACTAAAGTTGCTGAAACTGGTTTTTGTATTGTTCTAATATAGGTTCTAGAACCCACAATATACGTTTTTGTAAGTTGAAAATCTGTTTCTATACCATCACCAGTGCCAATACTTTGAAACGCGGCTCCACCTATAAGATTAGGATAGTCATAAGGTGTTTGATAATCTGCCCAGTCTTTAAACAAACCACTATGTGCTCTACCTTCTAATACATAGAAAATATCTGATACAGAATTTATTTGAAAAGCAGCTACAGCATCTTCTAATTTGGCAATACCATAAGCAATATCCCACTCACCTCTAACTTGGGGCCAATAACTTAAAGATTGACGAAAACCGCTAGGCAGTTCTGCTACAACAGTAAGAAACCTGGGGCCTCCTGTAACACCACGTTCTACTTCTTCTGGTAATACTACATCATCATAATGCGCCATTTAAAATCCTCTTTGCACTGTTCGTCTAATACCAACAGTAGCTTTTCTATCAATTTGATCATTCGTTTTTCTAGCATTGTCTTTTTGTTCGGTGTTTATAACTAGTCTTGAAATATTAATATTTGAAGGTGCAGCAATAAGACCTTGAGCCCTATCTGCAACTTGATTAGTCGGAGTCACTGTAACTTGTTCACCCCCACTACCTCTAAAGGCTACTAATTTATCATCTATTCCTGTATTTGGACCCGGTATTGTGAAGTTACCTCCATGTCTGAAACCGATTAATCCTGCTAGTCCACCTAATGAACCAAGACTACCGCTAAAGAGATTTAAAAGGCTACTAAGACCGCTACTAAATAAATCTCCCAAATTGCTTAATGCATCTGAAATTCCATCTAGCTTAGGTATAATTGTATCATCAGTTAATGGTGGACTATCCCCTATTGTTAATCCACCCCCACCGCTTAATCCTGGGAATGCACTGGCACCTTGCATAGCAGCTAAGAAATCTCCCGCTAGAGATGCACCTGTCAGTCCACCTTGTAAAAAACCTACCCCAAGGTCCGCACCCTGCCCCTGAGCCTCATTCTTTCCACCGGGTAGTGCGATGCCAAAAAGTTCCTCGAACCCACTCAGGGCCTCGTTAAGGAGCGACTGAGCGGCTAATTCAGCAAAACTTCTACGAATGGTGTTAATGAACCCTTCAAGTGAGAATTCTCCTGTTTCAATAAAGTCAGCTAAAGCATCTTTCATAGAATCAAAAGCACCCACAACAGCACTTTCTGCCGCTGAAGCAAAATCTTCTAAGTCTCTACGCGCTTTTAGAACACCACGTTCAAAACCAGAAGAGAAATCGGTTTGTGTTTCTAAGAAATCAATTCGAGCATCACGCATAGCTCTACGAAACTCGTCAAAATCAATGGCACCTTGCTTCAAAGCTGCCCCAAGTAATTCTTGTTTCTCTGCTAAATCTGTAGTTGCATTGCCCACACCAACAATCTCACGTATAGTGCGGCGTAACACTTCTTCTCTTTCTTTCTCAGTACCAACACCATCAGTACGTAACTTATCAAATTCACGTTCTATATCGGCAAGTTGCTTATTGGCAGCAACCAATTTATTAACAGCACCAACTTGACTTAATAGTTTCTGTTCGGCTTTGAATTTAGAGCTAGACTCTTGAATAGCTATCAATTTTTTCGTAGCTTCAGATTGAGTTATAATTTGTTCTGAAAGCTGTTGGCGTATTTGAGCTATATTTTTTAAACGAACAAACTCTTCATTACCCACACCAGATGCTTCACGTCTTGCTCTTATGATAGCTGCTTGTTCTCCACTCGCATCACCATTAGCGGCTCTCAACTCTGCAAAAGCATCTACAACCTGTTTAATAGCCGCTGATTCTTTTTTAAATGCATCTGTTTGAGCTAATATATTATCTACAGTTTGTTCCGCATTGAAAAGTCTAGTACTTTCTGCTAAATTTTTTCTCAACACCACCGCTTCTGCCATAGATATGCTATTAGTTTTCAAGGCGGCATCTATATTTTTGGTAGTACCCGCCATCCTAACTTGTTCGTTATCTAACCCGAGTGATTCTCTGGTTAACCGTTTAACCAATTCTGCTCTAGTTATTATAGTTGCATTACCCGCACGTTCTGCTGAATTTAAGGTAACTAATCCAACCCTGAGTTGTTCTGCAAGATCAATAGCAGGATCAAAAGTACCCGCTAAATTTATTTGATCAATATTTGTTTTAAAAATAGTTAAATCTTCATTAAGAATTCTCAACTGTTCATCAAGCTCTCCATCAGTTATACCATTTTTAGGATTAAGTTGGAAATCTTTAAGAACATCTATTTTTTGCTTTGTGATTTCTGCCTCATTACCAACACCAACCAAATCACGTTTAAAAGCTTTTATGAGTTTTGCACCCGCATCACTAATACCTTGTCTAACTCCGGTTTCCCGTCCAATTTCATCAGGCGCTCTGCCGGGGTCTACAGCACGTATAGCTTCTAAGGCTTCTTTAACTTTTCTAGCGGCTGATGCAACAGGGTTGAATTTGTCCACAAGTTTATCAAATCTAGTTTGAAGGGTTTGAGTAACACCGGAAACTCCGTTCATAGCATCTTGAAGTGACGCATATTCTTTAATAAGTTTTTCCATTTCGTCTGCATCAAGGCCACCAAGAGTAAAAGTCTTAAAAAGTTCTTTAAGAGTTTCTAAACGGTCTTGTAAAGATTTAGAAAGTCCTTTTTCTTCTATAGATTTAAGATTTTTATTAAATTCTTTGGTGAATTTTTGAACTTTAGTGAGTGTATTTCTACCCCCAAAAATATCATCAGGTCCGGTTTCTGGGGTTAATCCTTTTTGTGATTCTACAACTGCGGCCACTTCTTCTCTAGGAGTTTTTATAATATCAGCAACAATAATAGGTTTTACATTACCTCCAAGACTATTAAAAACGTCAATAATTTTGTTCCCTGCGATTTGAAAACTTTTAACTAGAAAATTAACTGCATCTATGGCTATTTCTTTCATAATAATTGGTAAATTACGCCAATTGTCTACTATAGTATCTAATGTAGCTAACGCTCCTATACCCATTTCAGTAAAGGTAGGAATCATATCTTTTATAGCTTTTATGGTATTTTGTATTTCATCTTCAAAAACAACAAAAGCTAAAACAACAGCACCAATCAGAAGGGCACCCAATAAAAATAACGGGTTAGCTAGTACTGCCACTTTTAATATTCCTAAAACTGTGACTAAACCTATTAAAGCGCCCTTAAAAAGAACTACAAAAATTAATAATGATTTACCTATAGTTTTAACTAAAGCAAACACACCTGCTAGGGTTCTAAGAGATGCCGCGAAGGCCAAAACAGCTATTTTTGCTTTTATAAAACCTGATATCAATCTAGCAAGTACAAAACCGGCTAAAATAGACATAGATACTCGCACTGCCACTAAAGCAATTTGCAAAGATATGAAAGCAGTTGTTAATAATTTAATAGTGGACCTTAAATTTTTAAAAGATAAAAACACAAGTTTAACTGCTGCCGACAATATATTCACAGAAACTACCGCACTCAAAAAAGAAACTCTTATGGTAGTCAATATAGCCACTACATTTATAGCTAATAAAGCTTTTCCTATTCCTAAAATCCCGAGAGCAATTAATTTAATAGGAACTATTAATAGTAGAAATACACCTATTAATTTACTAGTTATAAATACAGGTATTGAAACTAATAATTTAATAAATTTACCAACTTGAGATATCAAAAGATTAAATACAATTATACCAGTTATAGCCAATAAACCTGCTAACACAAGCCCTATATTATTAGCTATGTCATTAAGGGTATTAGCAAATAAAGCTCCTATACCTGAAGCAGCACCCACTTTACCAATAAAGAAAATCAAAGCATTATTAACACGCTCAAAACCTTGACCTATGGTAGATTGAGTAGTAGCGAAGGCTTTAGCTAAACCTGGTAATGCATCTTCTATGGCTTTTATAATACGTTCTGTCTTTAAAGCACGATCATTAGTTTTAGCAAACGTTATTAATTGTCCAGCAGCAAGACCAAATTCTTTAGCTATGATTTGAGCTAAAACAGGTAATTGTTCTGTCACTGATCGTAGTTCATCACCAGTTAACGCACCCGCAGCTAAAGCTTGTGAAAATTGGATCATGGCATTAGTTGATTCTTGAACCGTAGAACCACCAATAGCCACAGCTTGAGATAGACCTCTGGTTATATCTAAAAGACGACCGAAGTTTAACCCAAGGTTTCCTGTTGCACGAGTCATACGTGTAAAAAGTGTTGCGTTGGCTTCGAATGAAGTTCTTGTTTCTTGTGAAATTTTAAATAGAGTGTTTTGAACCGCATTCAGTTGCCTAGTATCTTTTGTAAGCAATCTGATTCTGTTCCTCATAAGCGTAAATACATCAGCAAGATCAAGAAACTGTTTAGCAATTCTAGCCGACGCAACCACAACCAAAGCAGCACGTAAAAAGGCTAGAGTTTTTCGTGCGCCTTGTGCCGAACGATTAATACTATCAAGATCACGCTTAACTCTGCGAGTCCCTTTAGCTCTAATTTCAATGATAAATCGTTCTGTAGCCATTACTTAGAATCCTCGTTTTTTAGCTAAATTTAATCTTTCTGATTTCACTATGCTTCGCATCAATTGAAAAGCTTTCTCTACGAATTTACCGGGAGTTTGTTTAGAATGAAAGGGTGGACCATTTAAAAAACTGATATAGCGTATAAAGTTTGTTATGAATATACTCCTATTAGCACCTAAACTAAATGTAGATAATGCTGTTTCACCCTGACCAATTGCAGCAGAAGCGTTAGCTCTCTCTCCAATACCTAATTTTTCTCCCGGTGCATATGCTGGAATAGGAGTTCTGTTAGGTGTATCTTTTGTCATCACCCAATTTGAACGTGCTGTACCAATGTCTACAGGAGTTCCTAAAATAAGAGCCGTATGACCTACTTTAGCCACTTTTTTCATTATTCTACTTATTGCAGGATCAATGTTTTTCTTACGTTGATTAATGAACTTCGGCAATTGAGAAAAAGGTTTGGCACGCGCCATTACTTCTGTTTACCTTTCTGTAAAGACTTGGCTTTAATTTTTGATTCTTCTTGCTTATACTTAATATACGCTAAATCTATGGACATGACTATCTCAATCAATCTTTCTTGCTCATATCCCGTTATATCATTTCTATCACAAAAGTCCCATATAACATTAATAGGTATGAAACCATCACCCATACCCCCTCTAGCAGTAGTCAATTTGGAGTACACATGATAATAGAAATCCAACCCCGGTAACAGCCTTGGCCGATTTACAATCCGGGGTGGAAGTGGCATACTATTGATTTTGGCTAATCGAACTATTTGTATATCTGTTTCACCGTATTGTAGTTGGTAAAGCAGATATTCGGTTAGTTTTTTACGTCTTGTTCCATTTCGGCTTTACGGAAATTTGTAAACTTCATAGTTTGAGTACGAACATCCTTGAAATGTTCTGGCAAATTAATGAACATCATAGTGCAATATTCTTTGCTGAAATTAACTTCATAAACGTCTTCACCTTCTTCAGTAAGACCAATATCAAGAGAACTAACACCTTTCCAACCCAAAATAATAGTTTCTGCAAAAGCTTCAGCAAGCAAATCACTCGCCACTTTTTCATCCATAGTATCATTATCGATTTGTGTTCGATACGGACGATATTTTTGTTCCAAGGCTTTAGCAAACCTATCGTTAGCTCCACCAGCCCTAGCACAAGTTAAAACAGTACTTGGATGCTTGTCATCTTCGCCTTTAGGCAAATCTTCATTAGGACCGAAATCTAGCTCGATACCTTGACGTTCCATGTCCTCATTAGTCTTGAATGTTTTATACAGACTCATCGCATCATACTCCCATATGTATCATCATTGAAAAGGAATGTGGTGAGGGGTTTATAGAGCTATCCCCACAAGCTCTCATGTGCGCGTTTTTTAAACGTCAGCAGCATTCGGTAGGAAATCAAACCACTGCATCAACAGGGTATGATTTAGCACTCTGTCAGCAGCGGCAGGCTGTTCTAAAGGCATTAGAATAGGTTCGTCTTGAGCAACATCCAATAGACCACCACCAAGAGCAATCAATGGGATATCAACCAAGATACCTGAATTGTTTTTCACCATCGCAAAGTCCATAGTCACGTCACTGTTGCTTCTGATAGCCGCAATAGCTGAAACATTCGAGAAGTAGGCTGTGGCTGTCCCATCAACGTTAAACTGACCAGCAGTCAAATCGAACGCTCCCAAAACCGAAATGGCTTTGTTAGGAGACACGTTGTTGTTGATTGTAACTGTGAATTCAGTTAAGAATCCAAACAACGCTGTCGGAAACTCGTCGGTAAGATCAACCACATTTATTTTCAGTCTAGAAATATCATTAGAAGTGTTGATACCATCTTCACCAACCAAAACTGGACGAGTACCTGTTTTCAAAGCTGTAGGACCATCGATAGTTGTGTGGTCAGTAGCGACAAAATTCAAATCAGCAGTAATCTTATCAGCAGTGTTGAAGTTGAAAACGATTTCATTAGCAACAGCACCTTCAACATATTCAGCTTGAATTTCCGATGCCATAGCATCATCAGGCATACCCAAAGTACGTTCTAGGTTGTAGCTACGTCTTTTGATCAAAGTAGCATCAGATTCGTTTTTCAGAATACGACCGATGTACAGTTTGATTGTTTCCGTAGTAGAAGCCTCAGTAACCATAACACCACTAGCTTTATCAATAGTGATATTCGTAGCTGTAATAGTTTTTACACGCATGAAGCCATTATTTGTGGCGTTTGTGAAAGCTTCAGCAGCAAGATCACCACCAACAAAAATCCATTCACCAGGGATCAACCCTAGCTCTGTTAAATCTTTAGCTGTTGCATCAAGCGTAGGAAGAACACCACCGCCAGGGGCAGTCACATCAAGATCACCAGCGACAAAAGTGAATCCAACCACAACAATTTCAGCATCAGCAGGAGGTGCTGCATCAGTAACAAGAGTTTGTGAAACTGCTACAGAAGTATCCGCAACAATTGCAGTAACGTCTTTAATTCCGTTATTTACAGCATCCGGCCAATTAGAAGATTCAATAATATCCCCAACCAAGAAACCGGCTGTTAAAGCTACTTCATAAAGATCACCAACAGAGTTAGCGCCTGTAGGTAATTCTTCACCTTTAGGACGAAGATCAGCAAAGAAGAATCCTTGCATAATGTCTTCAAAATTAGTTTGGGTAAGATCGTTATTAAATCCACCAGCAGCATCCAAATCAACCACAACACCCTTTTGGCGCTGTCTAGATTCATTAATTGGGTTACGAGCAACCGTGGTAATATCTCCACCAAAATCATCGTAACTGTTAGGTTCTAGTGGATTCCAAACAGGAGAACCGGGAAGAACACCTATAGAAACTTCTTCAGCATATCTTAATCCTGTTGAATTGGAGTCAATTTTATTAACTTGGGCCATGTTTTTCCGTTTCCTCTACGCGCATATCGATATGAAGTATATTATAGGAAAAAAGAATAGCTGTCTACCTTATTGTGGTGTATTCGAATTCTACGCTAAATACACCTTGAAACCATAAACCATCTTTTCCAATTTCATTATACACCGCATTTGTAAATGTTATCTCGTCATTAGGACCACCGTTCTGACCTTCGAAAGCCGTAAGTAGAATATCTCCGTATTCACGGTTACTTAAAGTGGCAGCAGCTACGTCATTAGCAGCGGGAGTTCTTATCTCTACAGTAAAAAACCCTAGTCTTTGAAATCGTTTATTACCTACTTCGCCGGAAAGAGTAGATTGTCCCATGATATTATGTTGAACAAAAGCATGTACAAAAGCTAATTCTGTTGTTGGAGGGTCTTCAGTTACAGAAGAATCTTGATAAACGATTTGAGGTATAGGTGGGGTTTGTGCATCCCAAGCGGTTTTGAAATGTTCAAAAATCTCGTTAGTTCCCACCACAATACTAGCTAGAGGCATGTTATCTCCTTAGATGGGCATGGTACATTAACCTAGTTCCGCCAGGATTCAACAAATTTAGGTTAACTATTTCCCATACTCTTTCATTTGTAGTCAATTTATCATAATCGTCTAGGTTTTTTGTGGGATTTTCCGTATGCGATATAAAAGCTTCAGCGTCTCCGCGTCTAATGTTGTTTCCATCTGTGTCTTCAAACGCAATAGGAAATACCACAGCAGTAGCCGTGACAGTATCCGTTGCTGTACCTCCACCAAGCCAAGGTTTAGTCGGATCAGCCGCAACACGATCCAATTTAGTAAGCGTAACAGCTCTACCATTCTTAGTTATAAGCCTTTCAGCAGTTGCAGCTAGTTTAACATAATCTACCATTATTTTGTGATATCCATTATGATTTTACATTTGCCCTTGATTAGAGTATCAATTGCTCCCCCGCCGTCTGTTTGTTGAATATCATAAAAATAACCGGTTGCAACTATATCCGTATCACCTGTTGTGGGTGAAAAACTTACTCTACCATTTAAAGCATCCGTAATCACACCTGTAATAGTAAACTCAGGAGGGTTGGTTGTGGGGTCTTTTTCTGAGTTAACAGTTAAAATAAATCCAAATCCTGTTATGTCTATAACCACGCCAGCAGAATCTTTAAGCTGAAATCCTCGGGCACCAGAATCACCTCTAGCCCAACAGATATCTTTAGTTGTGTCATTTGTTTGATCTATAGCTGCCATTAACTTACCTCTACCTCTACTGTTGGCTCTGTTGTAACCTCCACAGTTAAATCTACTGTAACCTCTACAGGTGTTGTGTCTACTTCAATATCCGGCATTGCATCAAGCTCCAATACTAATTCTTGCACAAATATATTACTTCCGCCACCTTTCATAAAAAGTGGAAATAAACTAGGTACACCCATTATACCACCCTTATCTTGTCTAGTCCGTCTTGTGTAACAGTTATCTGTGATGAAATAACTGTTCTTGTAGCGTCAGTATATATAGTAATTGTAAAAGGGTCTGTTCCTGTAATTACAGTATCTCCCACCAAAGCTTGTTCAATAATAGCCAACTTAGCATTAATTGGGCCTAGTCCTTGCGTAACCGGTTGAATCCCTAAAATTAATGCAGTAAAGCCACCAACAGTAGGAATCGCTACAGGAAGCGTAGAATCTTCTCCTAGTAAATTATCAGTCAAGTTTATAGTTATATCTTCTTCTGGTGGACGTATACGCCAACCTAAATCATTACGAAGAAAATAGTATGGTGCAGCAACCAATCCAGGAGTTAAATCATCACCAGCAATAGACCTAAACGCAGGAGGAAATCGTCTGTTTAAAGGGTCTGCCAATAAAAACGTTTTCCAAGGCGTGTATATATCTGCCCCAACGTCTACATTCGTTACACCAGAGTCTAAAGTTATAACAAGATTCACACCATCAAAAGTAGCCATTATTCGACATTCCGATCAAGTCTTTGCTGAATGTCAATTGTAACATCATCATTAGGTACAATAAATCCATTGACTCTAATAGTTTCAAAGTTTTCATCATCAGTACCTAAGAAATTATGAATAACATAATCAACAGTTAGAGCCGCAGCAGCCGTCCAAGCAAAATTACGATCTTCAGGAGAACCGGCAGTAGCATTTTCAATTCCAGCTATCTCTACACCTGTTGAATTATTGAATACTCTAACTTCTGAATTATCTTTCATTTTATCAAAAGTAACTTGAGTATTGTTAGTAACTACGACCGTTCCAAATATAGGTTCACCAGTGTTTTCAAATTCGTTAGCAGTCGGATCAGATGTACCTGTAGCACTAATATCTATATCTGCACCAGATTGACTGTTTTCACCATGCCATTTAGGTCCACCAGCAGCACCAAATCCGAAGAATTCCATATTTGTGTAAGTTATAGAAGCGTCTCCTACATTATTATGATGAATATGATGTTCAGCAGAAGATGGAAGAAATTCTACAGCTATTAACCCAAAACTTCCTGTCATTGCTCCGGTAGTATCCCAAGATATATCTCCTGATACTCCAACCTCAAGTGTTCCCACAACAATTTTCGCTTCAGAACCGATTGCTGTTTCAACTACCTCAGTTTGATCAGCCCCTCCCGTTACTGCATAAGTAACTGTTGAATCGTTATCATAGATAAATCCTATAACATAAGAATTAGCATCAGCCATAGGTACTTCATGACTTATTGTTGTACCGCTTGCAGGATTTGTGCCAACATCAGTTCCAACTCTCGCTGAATCGTTAACAGGCACTATGTTAGAAACATTATCAAGATTGAATGCACTGGCACCTAAATTTAAAGGTGTGGAACCATAGGAGATTGTAATAGTACCACTCGTAACCACTGGTGGATTAAATAGAACAAACATTCCTGTGGTAATCACTCCACCAATTTGACCTTGAATTATTTCTTGAAAAGGATTTCCATCTAAATCTATAGAAACGTTAACAGTACCTTCACCCCCATAGACAACAACTAAAGCATCTGTACCTGCTGTAACAGTATGAGTAAAAGTATCTGTACTAGCTCCCGGTGCCGCATTAGTGTAATCTGTTCTTGAACCTAGTAGAGTAATATTTACATCATCACTACCAGCAATACAAGTAAGCCCTTGTATATTATTAGTAGCTAACATTTCCATTCCACGATCTTTAGGAGCGATAAGGAAACAATTTATGCACTCAGAATCGTTTGGTTGAATTTCTCCACAATCAGTAAACACAACACTAATTAAATCTGTTTTTGTTGACCCACTAAACTGACATATTCCTGCTCCTGTAATACTAATTCCATAAAGATTTACAGTATCTACATCAGCAATATCAGTTTCAGCATCAATAGTAAATAATGGTCCTGTTGTTGATATAGAACCCCCCAACAATCCTTGTCTATCTGCACCAGAACCCACAACAGAGCCGAATTTAATGTCACAAGTCCCTGTAGCATTTCCTACCACGGTAATTTCATATATATCATTAGGTAATGGGTTTGATCCTTCTCCAAATACAATCTTAGCTCCTGTAAAATCATCAAAATCAGTACTGGTAGTTCCTGCTGCGTCACCAAATTCTATGGATGAAAACAAAATAATTTGTCCTTGATTTTCTATTACGTGACCCCAAGCTTTTGTAGTATCAAACTCGTCACCAGCATCACGTATATCATCCCAAGTCCAAGGTGAACCTCCATTATCAGATTCAACACGAATACCGGGAACACCTTTTTGCAATCTCCATAAAGAATCGATGAATATATTATCCTGCATCTTAGGCATGGCACCGGTAATAAGATCACAAACAACGCCAATATACCTAGCCGCAGTAATAACCGGTGGTGTACCTCCTGTAGCATCTGCTTGGTTAAATACATCATTCATATCAATGACAAACATTTTCCAACCACCGGAATATGTATCCGAACCTTCAAAATTTCTTTCAACAAAATTAGTTAACCCTGCATTATTAGCAACTCGTATACGAATACCTCCATTAGCTTTAGTTTCCATCAACCCCGGATTAGCGATGTTAACCCACATATAAACAATGTCATCAGTCCAGTCTCTATCTGCACCATCATCAAAGAAAATACCTTCACCACCTGAAGTGTTATCAGCAGTAAAAGCTACTGACGCTGTACCAAATTTAAGTGTATCACTATCAGAGTTAGGATTAGTGGCATCGGCAGGATAAGACCCCCAATTTGTAATGGCGTTGGCATTATCTAAAAGTGTACGACCGTCAACTATAGCCATTAGTTAATTCCCATCTTTAATTTACGATCATAGATTACCATAGCAGCAGCGGTAAAACTATGCATAAACCCACTATTCGGGATATACACCGTCTTATATTCTCTACCTTCTAAATGTTCGTGATGTAAATCTCGTGTATCAGAGCCAAAAAAATACACAGCATCTTCAGGATGCTCAAATGTATAAAGAGATTCTTTTCCTTGAATTTTCGAACCGTCTTCAGGTGAAAGAACTATTATAGGATCAGGAAGATTGTGTACACTAGCATTAAAATGCCAGTCTTCCCATAAATAATAATCCATTCCTTCAGCAGTGTTTCGTTCCCAAGCATTAGGTATGTAACACTCTTGTACTATATATCCCCAAGCACGTCTAAATTGCTCTCTACTATCATATTCTAAACACACACCCCACATATTAATGTCATCCTTGTTCTACTCCTAAGCCGTATTACGTTCGGTTTGTGCTTGTAGAGGAATTGTCAGAGGCGTACCAGTAACAATTGAAGCTATATCGCTTTGAATGTATTGGGCACTTGAGAACCCAACAGCTTTAGCTTTTACAAAAGTAGTGGTTGAAATTGTTCTTCCACCTTGAACATTACCATCAAAATCATATGAGAACACTTCATCAACATCAGCCAATCCAGAAACAATTTTCGTAATTGTCATAGAAGCACCAGCAGATTCGTTTACAATAGTTTGTTCAATAGTTTGTATTTGACCAGCAGCAACCGTATCAATTTCAAATATACCATCATTAGAAGCTGTACCCTCGACCTCAATAAAGTCACCCACAGCAAAAATACCGAACCCGCTACCTGAATCATCTATAAGGTCTGGTGCAGTGAATGAAATTGTAGTTTCAGTTAAACTAACATTAGTATGAACAATAATTGCGTCAGGAGTATCCACAACATTTTGATCTATATCTACCGTAGAAGCAGAAACAGCAACAATAGCAGCACCATCATATCTTACAACAGTCCAATCTGCCCCTGGTGTAGTTTCAACAGTGATTTGGTATACACCATTCATAGCAGCATCACCACCAGTTAGACCACTTACACGCATGTAACTTCCAACACCTGATTCTGCATTGTTCGGAAGATTAGTACCCGCGCTAGTAATTCTATCAGGACCAGTTTGAATAACAAAATCTGTAAGATTTGTGCGAATTGTACGATCATAGAAAAGATCAAATTCAGCAGCCGCATCATCAATCAAAATTTGGTTAAAATCCAATGTTACAGCAATAGTTTCAGGGAAAGTTCTAGTTGCCCCTGTATTATCATAAAATACAACATCATTAGTAGAAGTAGCATTCAAAGAATCAATAAATGTACCAGAGCCACCACCATCAGGATTACGAGGGAAAGACAATCCACCATCAGGTGATCCTACTTCAAGAGTGGCACCAACAAAACGCATCATACCATCCATAGCACGACCAATGGCAACATCACCATCATTATCAATATCAGTAGTTTTTCTCAACTGACGTTGAACGAATTCATAAACTTCTTGGTTTGTACCATCGTTTCCTTCAATGATAATTCCAAAATTAAATGAACCACCAACCAATCCTGCTCTAGCTTGGGCAGTACTGAAATACGTTATAGTCATTCCTGTATAAGGAGTGTTTGTATCAATATTAGCATCAGTTTCATCAATATTAATATCTGCACTGTTAGCAAGAGGGAAAGCGTACAAAAAGTTACTTAAAACAGTACGACCGGCTGAAGATATGTTAGCTTGTGCAAACGTTTTACCTTTAGGATCAGCATCACGAACACGAATTTTCAAAGTGAAAGCGTTATCGTTGTCAATAGCACCATTAACTGTAATATCAGGAGTAAGAGCATCATCAAACATTCCTATAACGGCTGTATTATCATCTTGAGTGTCAGCAACGTCAAATGAACCCGTAACCACATTCATTGTAGTAGCTGTTAGGGAAAGAACCGTATATGTTCCGTTATTTCCAGCAGTTTCCGCACCGGTAACAATAATTTTAGAACCAACAACCCATCCATCAGCAATAAACGACCCTCCATCATTACGATCTAGAACATCTTCAGAACCGCCGTTATCATTAAAATCAAAACCTTCTGTAACAGTAGCTTGAGCAGCAATACCGCCTGTTACAACACCATCAACACCAGCCCCAACAGTAGTAAGTCTCCACTTTCCATCCATTGTAGAATCTTCTGAATCACGGAGAACGATTGTACCACCAACAATGTAACCGTCAGTACGCCAATTTCCACCGTCAGAACGGGTTAAAGTTCTTCCATCAGTAGAAATAGCGATACCTGTTCCACCATTAATTGATCCGTCAGCTTGTCTTTCAAAGAAACGTACAGCTTCATTAACAGGACCAGAAAAATCAAAATCGATAGTATCGTCAACGGTTGTATCGTCACCAAATTGGAAATAAGCTGTGTCGTTAACGGCATCTTCAAACAATCCCAAAGTTTGTACACCTACATAACGATTTAGAGTAATACCAGCAGAATCGACTTCATCCCAACCTGAATTTCTAAGAAGTTTACGTGTACGAATACTAAACCCGGTATCATCTTGCCAATTCCAACCATTATTGTTACCTGAAGAGTCTTGACCAACAATGTACTTACCAGCGTCAGAATCAATTGTAAGAATTGGGAAAGGAGCATTAGCTATGATAAAGCTGTCATCTTTCCATTCCTGCATGGCGAATGAATACATAGCTTGTCCAAGAACACCAGCGGAATCCACATTTCCTTGTTCAAGAAGATAAATGTGTAGAGCAGCAGTATCGAAGAAAACACTTTTTTCAGTGGCAGTACCGGTAGCACCAAGCCATGTGGCAACTTCAACAGCATCAATAACAGGAGCAGCACCAGAAACTTTATCACACTCATAGTCAGCCGTATCGGAAGTTACGGTAACAACTGAGTATAGTCCGTTATTTGTGGCAAGGGGGTGCCCGCGAATTTCAAAGAATTCACCTACTGCAACAGAAGGTAATCCCGTACCGGTAATGTTAATATCTGCACCGGTTCCGGCACCAAAAGTAACAGATTCAACTGATTCAAGACCTTGGTTTAGTTGTGTACGACTTGTAACTAATGGCATTTATTTTTTCTCCCGGTTCAAAACTGTATACAACTTTATCATACATTCCCTATTAAGCTCTTGCAAGCCTAATAGAACTACTAGATTCAATTAATTCTTCAAGCCACATATCTGCTTCAGGATATTCAGGTATAACATAATCATTAACTAAACCAGATTGTACCGATCTAGCTCCTGCACTAGGATTAGACGTAGCTGCTTGTGATGGAGCGCGATAATATGTTTCCTCTTGAATAGGACCAACTTTTTCAAGCTTTCTAGTAATTTCACCAGAAGGCTCTTGTGTTCTATCGGTTTGTCCACTTTCCAAATTCTGTTTAGGCACAGGTAATAGTGGATCAGGAGCTAATGTACCACATAAAGCCGCTCTAAGAGCATATTCAGCTATAGCTTTTTCCAATTGTTTAGGAGATTCAGGAAAAGAGTATCCATCTTCATCAACCGCATCTATACGTGGCCATTCTAAACCTTGATCGAATGATCTACGTACACCTCTAAACCTACGTCCAAATCTTTTATCAACGTAATCAGAAGCCCTAATAATAGCAGCTTGTTTTTCAGGAGACGTGAAATCAAACCAAGCCGTATTATTACGATCAATGTGATGTGTATCAACCGTAGCTTCAGGTACATAAGCGTTTTGTGCCGCATCTCCAATTGTACTATCAAACGCCATTTAACACCCTTCCCTATTCAAGCGTTTTAACTATAGCTGCTTCCCTATCAAACCCAGGAGCCGCATTATCGATATCCGCTCTAGTGATTCCCGTATCTCCATCCAACGCATCTTCTATGACAGTAAGTCTAGGTTTCCCCGCTTGTGTCCAGTGATCATCATTATCAGGATTTAGACTATGAATAATTTTCTCCAAACGAAGATTATTGCTTAGCCTCTCCTGATTCGATCCGTCGTCATCCCCGGAGTCCTGAAGTCCACTCCCGTTGGGAAGAACCCCCTCACTCCCGGCCTCGGGATCAACTGCTCCGTCCCTGGCACTTGCTTGAACTTCGGTAGGCCCACTCCCGCTCGACTGAACGTTGCTTTCAACAGGCTGTTCCCCGGATTTATCACTCCCCGCAGTATCACGCTTGCCATGTTTCTTCTCCATCTCTTCGGCATAAACTCGTTGTGCATCTGCTAATTCAGGAGAACCTTGCATATGCGCATTGTAACGTTTCAAATATAAGGCAACTCCAAAGATTTGTTCTCCCGTACCTGTAAACGTCATTTCACCATTAACGAACTGGTGACGCTTAATCTTCATAGTCTCACCGGCATAATGACCGGCTAGTACCAATGTAATTGTCATCGAATTGGACATGTCATCTCTCCTTTGTAGTTATATTTTACATAAAAAAGGGGATGACCGCCACCCATTCGGCAATCAATCCCCAATTGGCCAGGACGCACAATCTTTTAAGTTTGGCCAACAACACGCAGTACATTCGGAATAACCGGAGCTACAGGAATTTCAACTGATGTAACAGCAGCAGCAATACCTTCATCAATTACAGTTCCTAGAAGCAACGGAATAGGTACATTATTTCTACCAAGTTCTGCAATCAGTTTGTAATCACCGATAGCATCAGCAACACTTGAAACTGTTAGAACGGGAGGCGAAGCACCCATATCAATTGCTGCACCGGCTGTAGCGACAAGGGCTAGAAGAAGTGATACCGCATGAGCCGCTTGATGTTCAATGTCACCTTTAACTGTAGCAACCATATCCATAGTAGCATCATCACCACCTGAACCTCCCGTTAGGGAAACACCAGTTAGTGAAGCAGGAAGTGTTTTCCAATCACCGGGATCAAGAGCCGCAATACCATCAATAACACCACCTGAAACTGAGGTAACTGTTAGAGAAGTTTTACGATTTGCGTCGCCCGCAACATCTTCATCAAGGAAAAGTACATCAGCAGCAGTGTAACCAGTACCACCGGCATTAATGGCAGGAGTTTTCAAGCATTGAATTTCTGCACCAAGAGCTACAATACCATTTGCACGAATATCAGCAGCAATAGTAAAAGGTGTAGCCGGATCAGAAAGTTGAACTTTAAGAACATAGTCCACATAATCTGTTTCCGCAACAATTTCAGTAGCAGTTGCAATTTTCGCAAAAAGACCATTACTGTCTTGTCCGAATTTACCATCGGCAGCAGCTAAGGCTTCAGCAGAAGAAGCGGCAAAAACAACCATTGAACGACCTTGTACAATGTTATTCAAACCGGGGCGACTTGGGAGTTCGACTAGATAGGCTGGCATGTTTTCATTTCCTCTCGTTAGAAAAAGCAGAGAAAGGGGAGACTAGCTCCCCAAACTCAATTAGTTAGTTACTCCGTCAGCGCAAGCGATACCAAGTTCTGAGAATAGAGCCAGTCCTGAGTACCATTTTACACGCCAGATACGTTCGTCTTTCTTCTCTGACTCACCAACATCAACCACCGCAATACCTGATGCTTTTTCGGCTGTCAAACCAGCTATACCTACGTGACGTGAACCGTCATCCAGAGTACCGGCGAAGATTGTAGTTTGAGCCGATCCCGAACCCTTAGTTTGGTTAATAGGATTGTAGTCATTACGGAACAGAGGAACACCACGATAACCCGGCACCTGAGTTCCACTAGGAAGTTCTACAACATCCCCGATTGAAGCTCCACCCAATGCACGAAGCAGACTGAAGTATGAACGGATTGTACGAGCGTGCATAAGGAAGTAGTCAACTTGACCATCTTTATCCACAACCAAATCCATAAGTTCATCCAACATTTCGAATGTTAGAGGACCACCGTTAACACCTGTATCAACCGTTTGGCTGGCAGGGCACAGCGTAAGCAAACCTGTAAACTCAAAGTTAGCTCCGTCACCATTCAGAAGCAAATCCTGGTACTTACGTCCAGCAGACTTAGCTTTTGAACCGATTTGAACCGCCGTTTGATCATTTCCGTGACTAGAACGTGTAGCTTGAATCAAGCCGTTAACTTCCGCGTCACCCATGATTGTCGTCAGTGTGCTTGTAACCTGAGTGAACGTAGCAGCGTCTTTAGCAGCTTGACGTTCTGCAAGGTTATCACCACCGGATGCATCAGGACCGATTGTACCGTCCGTAATACCAACACCAGTAGTAGCAACTGGACCTAGAGCGTTTTCACGGTTATACGCTAGAGCGTTACCGTCAATTCCGTCGAAAGGCAAAACTTCAAAGAAATGGTTAACCGTTACGATGTTTTCGATAACACCCGCAACCAATGTATCTTGAGCTAGTTTTGCTGATTCCGCTAATGTTACTGTAGCCATTATATCCTCTCCCTCAATAGGGTAAATAAGTTAATCCAAAGTTGGCAACGAGGCATAACTTCACGTTATCTTTGCAGTAGCCTCTCACTGGATCACCCTTAGAGAGCGGAATTTCCTCAAATCGAATATTGCAACATCACGTCAAAATTTCGATATACCTTTACAATACATATTTTGAAACAAAAATTAATAACTGTCAACCTTTTTTCAATTATGTTTTGTGTTGACCTTTTTTAAGTCCGTCTGAAATCTTATCTGTAGCAGACATTTCAGACTGTTTTTTAACTACAGGCTTAGTTGTAGAACCCGGTACTGTACCGCTACCAGACAGTTCTTCACTCTTAAAAGCGAGAGCAAATTTCGTATCTGTTTTCATTTCCGTAACTAGATCAGCAACAGTCATCCAACCACCAGAACCGTTACTACGCGCATCCCCGGCTGTATCTACAACACGGACTACAAATGTTTCACCATCCTGAATAACTTTACAGTGTTCTTTCACATGAGGCATTAGAAGATCAACACTACCTTCTAGTTTAGCCAAAGCAGCTGTAGCCACTTCACCAACCATGTGTCTGCTCAAAGCTGATTGCATAAACTGTTCTTTTTCGTTGCCTTTAGTTACAGCTTCTTGAACACGCTTGTCTGCGTCAGCTTTAATTTTATCCAGATTAATCTGAATTTCTTTTCCGCCTGCAACTTGTGTGGTCAATTCAGTAATGAAAGCTTTTAAAACAGCAGTAGCTTCTTCACCGTCAGGAACATTAACTCCCAACTCAGTAAGCAGAGTTGAATAATCTGAAAGTTTGATACGTCTTCCGGCACTTTCATCGTTAGATTTGGTAAGATCACCACGTACTGTAGTTAAAGCACCTGTTTGACCCACGTATGCGTCAACAATACCTTTTGCCGAATCTGCAACAGAGAAAGTGTTGTCTGCTTGTTCTTCGTACAGACCTTTATAAGCGTCGGGTATCACATCCAAAGACGCAACACCAGTCATGTGTTTACTAAAATCGAATTCCATCTGTCTTCTCCTTGTCACCTTTTAAACTAGTATCCCACTAGCGAGTAAACATAAGTATTGACTAAAATGTGTGATATGTCAACCTAAACGTTTACCACGCAACTGTTTTCCCTATTCTTTCATTCGCTTCTTTTTTAGTATCTTCCCACTTTCTTGCAAATTCTATATCAATGGTTCTTGTATGATATAGTTTTTCAAGTCCGACTCCAGCTTTCTTTGCCGCGATAGTCACATGATGCCCTTGCTGCACTTGACGTAGAAAATTAGTCTGCCAAGCTGAAATTACTTTTATATGAGCCATTATTTTCTCACTATCTCAGTAGGAGTTACATCTTCATACTGTCCCGGCTCTAAATCTATAAGTGGGGGTGTTTTCTTTTGTGCTTCATGCACTGCTGCTGCTGATTGTTCCCAAAGGTCTGTATTAATAGCAGTCATAGGCAAAACAGCCACACCAACTTTACCTTTGAGCGTCGCATCAATTCTAATACTTTCACGGTACTTACCGGGCTTAGCACCTCTTAATAGAAACATTAACAGTTGGTCACTGTATTTAATCTGAGAACCTACAACTTCACCTTTGTAGTAAATATCTTCATAAACACCGGCTACCGCACGTCTTTGCGCTTCATCTTCAAGTATATCAGCAGCAGCTTCCAAAGCTTGTTCCCAACGCTCTGCAAACTTGTCATCTGTTCTTCTGACACGTTGAAGGTGACTTGTATCTGCATATCCCGCAACATTGGCAGATATTTGGACTTGACCAGTTGAAGCGAGCGTTTCAAGAAAAATGTCCTTTTTTCGGTCGCTTATCATGACTCCAGAATGTTTTGTCTTTACGTCTAATCCCATTGTTGCGACTTCCATCAACAATCTCATAAGATTTGTTTTAGAATCGAAGTCATCAGACAAAATTCCGTATCTTTGCAATTCTGCCAAGAAATCTTCTCTAGAAAGATCACCGTTAGCACGAGATTCCAACAAACTGCGTAAAGTGGCTTCATCCACGTTACTATTATCAAAATCAGTGTTTATTTCAACAGTTCCGCCACTTTCAAGTTTCATCCACATAGCAGTGATGGCTAGAGCATTATTGATAACATCTTCAAATCTAAGAGTCGCATCTTTCAAATCACTCATAGATTCCGAAGAATCCAAGGCTCTTTCCGTAGCAGTTTGGGCACCGGGCTTACGTCTAAGGAATTCGGCTCCATAACTAGCCATCATCTGTTCAACGTCTTTTAAATCCTCTCTGAGGGCTGAAATAGCTCTACCAGTGTGTTCCACGTAATAGAACCTACCATTCGGGTCTTTCGTGCCTAGAAGCTGCCTTGGACCGATAGCCATAGTGTTTCCGGTTACATCCGTGGCTCCCGCAACAGCAAGCATTGGAAAACTGGCAACAGTCAAGATATTGATCAAATCAGACGTACTCTGCCAATGACGTATGTTTAAAAAGGCTAAATCTTCCAAAGGAGGTTTACCAAACATCAAATCTTGACGATCCGCATAAAAAGTGACCAAAGGTATAATATCTAAGCCAGTTGTACCTTCTTCGATACTAACCCACTTGATTTTACCGGTTTTCTTGTCTTTTCTCTTCTCAAAAATTTCAAAAGTCCCAGGTTCCAAGACTCTGATACGTTCAACGAATATTTCAGCGAATCCTTCTTTAATAGTGACAATTTCCCTGATTCTTATATGTTTTAGAACTTCTGCACCGTTTTCTATCTCTGAATAAGCAAAAATAACATTTTCAGGATTTACCAATACCCAATAAGGGCGTCTATTCTCTTGTAAGTCATCTGCCTTGCTTCTTGTAGACTTCTCTTCATCAGTAAGGGTAGGAAAATCTATCAATACATGAGCAAAGGCTTTAGCTATACCAGTTTTAAACCAGTTACGACAAAATATACTTATTTCATTACCTTGAAGATCAATATCGTTTGTAAGGTTCATGATAGGTTCTGGAATGTCTTCATTGAGTTTTAACGGTTCTGAAAACGGTTTACCTACCAAAGAATTCAATGTTAGTTCCAACATATTAAACAAAGTAGCTTTATTCAAACGTTCTTCATAACCCGAACTGGATTCTTCTTCGTGTCTAGGCAAATACGCTTGGCCCGACTTACGAAGTGCGGCAGTACCACCTAATAGTTTTTCAATCATATCCCACTTATCAACCATAGCATCATATGCTACAGAAGTTGTTTCAGGACTTTTAGGGTCTTTTTCGTGTACCAATTGTCAATCTCCCGATAACACAGCTAAACTATAATCTAACACATTAAAAACTTCTGCGAAACATCCCAGGTATATCCCAAGAGCATCTATATCGAGTCATATCCGCTGCGTGGTCTTCAGACTTCTTCGGAATGTCATCAGGATCATCATCTGCTCTTGGTGATTGTGGCACTAAATCGAGCCACCATTTACATCTTTGACATATAAATAATCCGGCATGTTCACGAGTTCCATCAGGATTAGGGATAGCCCCATTTAAGTATTCTCGCACTATTTCCCATCCTCTGTGTCTACTTCCCGCAGACTTATCCGCACGCTCCCACAGCACACCAACATCTTCCATGTCGTCTGCCGGGGATTTATTCTGTCTATCAGACATTTTATTGAATATTTCAGTATCGGCGGGACCGGGTATAATCAATTTCAAAGCCCCCACACCTTCATCTAACTCTCTATCAAGTATACCTTGGGCAATACGTTTAGAAGACATACGTAAACCTTCATTGGTATTTCCCGTTGTGCCATACCATTCCATAAACATAATCAAATCACCCCTAACATTCCCAATGATCCTCCCATTAGGTAGTTTTAAAGGTTCACCGTTAGATTCAAGAAACCATCCCACAGAGAAAGGATGGCTTTGTCCATGATCATAAGCTCTAGTCAATGTCCATCCGAAAGGTACATCAGCCAAATCAATGTTATCAATAATATGAACATCACTGTTCCAAATGTCGTCAAACATACCTCCCGCTGTAACTTCCCAATCACCTTCCAACCAAGCTAATGCTTGAGCAACATTTCGTGCAGCATTATGAATGATTGTAGGATATTCAGGTTGAGCGTGCAATAACAGAAAATTCTCAGCGAGCGTACCATGAATAGCTACTCTAGGCATTTCGCCAGGAATATCAATAACTTTTCCGCGATGATATGGAAGTTTGAAACGACGCTTTACCCAATTATGTCCAACACCATATGGATTTGTAGTGGACCTAATTCTAGTAGGGATACCTTGTCTAGGAGGACGACAGCAAGAGAACATCAGCTTATAGGCAACATCGTCTTCCCACTGTGTAAGTTCCTCAAAGCCGATCCAAGGGTATTCGTGACCGTGATATTCGTCGTAATCTTCAGGTTTGTCTAAGTGACGTAATAAAAGGGCTTCTCCCGTTGGCCAAATAGCCATGTACTCGGATTTCGATTTCAGAAACCGGAATCCAGGGAATAAAACAGGAAACCACTCTTCAATTTTTCTGACAACATCATCAAGATCACCGAATTGGCGTCTAAACATAATTCCACGCCATGCAGAGCCGTAACCCTTGCCTACCTCTCTAGCAAAGTCCATGAGTAGTGTAAGGGTTTTACCGGGACCACGAGTACCTTCATATATGGCTTCGAAGACAGGGCACTCTAGGAATAGAAACTGCGAACCCGGAAGTGGCATCCATACAGGCTCGTAAATTACATCACCATTACTGTCAAAATAATATGGGTGCCACATTGTAGTACCGTCTTCTTCAACGGTTAACAACCACTCAGCACGACCTTCTTCACTTTCAGCTACAAGCTTACGCTCAAGAATGTCTCCCGGTTGTCTACTCTCATTCATCGTTTTCCTAAACTACTTGGCTTTTACTTTCTTTGAACCTTTTTTCTTACCTTTTACGGGTTTTACATGATTCGGCATATTATCTTCCGTAACCTTCATACCAATCGAAAGGAGGTAAATCTCTGGCATTGTATGGACCTGTACCACCGCCACCGGGTTCTTTAGATTTATCCATCATGTTGCACTCCCACCATCGCCACTAAACGGCACTATAGGACCACTAATTATAAATCCCAATTCATATTTCATCACTGAACCCTCTCATTTCGCCAATCTTCTTCCAATTCATCAATTAATCTTACATCAGTTCTCTCGTTAGGTCTAGCCCTTCGCTCAGCAGCTATAAAAGCAGCATTCCAGGCAATAATATTAAACTGATATTCAGTATAGGGAGCATAGTCAAATTCAGAACCAAAAAATAATTCCGGTCCCAATTGTAGTATATCTTCGTATACAGCATTGAATAATTCTTTAGAAAGTACTGACCACCGATTCCACGTTTTTATAGGAACGTCATGTATGTTTTCTCTATTCATTTTTAGATTTCACCAAGATAAAACAGTGCATCATCATACCTATATGCCCTTGCGGACACACGTCAGCCCCTTCACAGCTACATTCTATGTAATAAGGCTTCTCTAAAGAAATATCGTTTGCTTGAATCAATTTGGCTTCAGGATATTCAATACGTACCATCTTCCCCCACCATCCATGATTTGACTTTTAGGTACATACAATCAGTTTCTAATATGGCTCCATTGAAATGACCTTCTAGCTCTGCATTCAACATTTCTAAAACGGTAGAATCAATACCTTGACCAGTATATATGATATTAGAAACGTGTTCTATAGCTCTAGCTGTTTCTCTAAGCTGAGACGCAAGTTCTTGTAATCTATCAATTTTTTCATGTCCGAAAAAAGAAAAAGACCGACCTTACAGTATCTCGCTGTTGGGACCGGTCTAAGGAGTAGACGATGACAATATCTATGTTACACATAGACACGAGAGCGTCAACCCTTATCAAATCTTAAATTCCCCATTACAGCGTTCCATAACATCTTCAACAAATTTCCGTGCAACCACTCTTCCTGTTTGTCTCCAACTATCACCCGCCTGTTCGATAACAAACTGAGGAAAATCCATAGCTAATTGCATAGACATCACATCAGCCACACGAAAATGAAAACCTACAGATTCCATGCGAAATTCTTGTATCATACTTTCATCATTACGCCAAGATGTAATGATAGGATTTTGTGGTGGTGGGAAAGCAACTCTATGACGAACCTTCTGTTCTAATTCATAAAATTCCTCTTTGAGATACCCAACCTCCCATTCTAACGTCGCAATAGTTGCTTCTAAATCAGCTTTTGTTGGCATTACCGTTTGTATGTGCTGCTACTCAATTTAAAGCTATCAGTCCATTCCCATTCATCCATCACATACTGTTGGAAATCCTTAAAATCCAAAACAACTACAGAATCAACCGCCATTTCCATCATTTGAATAACTGTTTCATATTCTTGCTGATGGCTAACAGGTTCCGTCAATGCACGAGCCTTATATAGATCAGGATTATGCCCTCGTGCCCAAGCTTCCAAGGTGGTTTTAAGGATTTTCTCAACAGCCCTGCGATACCCCATCATAGCTTCGGTGTATTCGACTGCGTGACAATCTCGATTCGTAACCAGAGTTTTTAAAAGCTCGTGTCGTTTTACTTTAACTTCCTTCATTGTGGTTCTCCTTTCAATATCGATACCAATTTACTGTTCTTCGTGGCCCAGGTACATTGTCTCTTAATATTTGGTTTTCAGTCTGTAGATCAGTAAGAAGGTCAATAGCAGTGTCTCTACTTTCCTCCATAGTATTCATCTTGTAGCTCATTCGCGCAATTTTCTTGTTCTTGCGCAAGATAGCTTTATTTAGCTTACGTATCTCATTGCAATATATAAGAATTTGCCCCCAAGCTGCCTGCAAATTTTGTTGAATTCTGGTACTTTGGGCACGCTCATTCTTGACTTGCGCAACTAACTCTAAAACAGTTTCCTGCTTTCGATCATCATAATCCTTATATTCAAACCACCCATCAGGTAAAAGTTTATGAAATCCACTAGTATTCATTATAAATCCTCCAAGGTTTCACCTTCGGTCCAAATTTCCACTTTTCCGTAGTATCGTTCTGTTCTTAACACTGGTGGTCCATCAGTCTCCACATATGCATCTACCCACCCCATAGCTTGAGAAGCCGCAGTCACGTATGAAAATGGAAGATCATTATTCGGGGCCGATATTTCGCCTTCACAAATAAGAACTCCATTGAAAGTGACGTGCAGAGTAGGATCGAAAGCCAACCAATCCCAATAATTCGTGTCCACATAGATATAATTACGTTTCATTCGTCATCCCCTGTCCATGCACCATAACCTATTAACTCACTTTCCAAATATGCAACTTGAAATTCCAGTTTTGCTATTTTTTCTCTAAGTTCTGGTACTTCATCTATTCGTTTCTTAGCTTCCACAACCATATCCATAGCTTTTCTACGAGATTTCAACTTACAGATATCCACTGAAATATAGCAGGACCACTTATTTCCGTCTTTTGTTTCGAGCGTGTATTCAACTTCCATCATCTGTTCTCTCTATATTCTCCCCTTATATAGAGACTTCGGACTCGTTTGTCAAGGAAAATTATAGGTGAGTCATCCAAAAACTTACCACAAGATCAAAACCTTTGGTAGGATCGGGTGTAATCAATTCCAAAACTATAGGCGTGTCTGGACTTCGAATCACATGTAAAGGTAATAAACCTCCCAATTCTGGTACAGTTTGCAACATTAAATGTATTACCGCTTTTTTCCGATCTTCTAAAATATTCTCCATAATTATATTGACTTCATCCATGTCATTGACACTTAATTTAGCCTTAACCCGAATAGGAGCATCTTTGATACCGATATTATCTTCACGCCTTATACACAATTCCAGTAATTTCATATTGTCACCTCACATTTCGAAAAACATTTACTATACATTAAAAAGTGATTGGCGTCAATGTCAAAACATGCGTGCAGGCAAGCTGCCCCTACTGTCCCTTAAAAATAACATGAAGGTTATCGCCTGTTTTAAAATTATAATATAAAGGTTATAGCCTGTTTGAATCATTTCAAAAAATATGAAACGATTCTTTCTACTATGGGAATTAACTATAAAAAATTTCGCTTTTATTTCCCATTGCGAAAATAGTTTCAAAACATGAAAAAAGCTGTGTTTTGTGTTATAAAAATCACACATGCCGCCGCTGTCAAAAAGGTTATAAAAAATAAAAAAGCTCTAGTTTCAGAAAGCCATAGGCCCCCCATCGTCGTGTTCTGGGTTTGTTCTCCTTATGTTCACCTTTTGTTCCCGTTTTGTTCATGGTTTGTTCTCATTCGTTCTCATCTGTTCATGCTTTGTTCCTGTTCTGTTCTATGTGACATTTATGCAACGATACACTAGTGATATATCAGTCAGATTTCAGCTAGATATCAAGAGTGTGACATTTATATCACAGTGATATTTATGCATTGTATTTATGTCACACTGATATATCAACAGTATATTAGCAAGCTGCCCAATGTTCATGGTTTGTTCACCTTTTGTTCTCGCGGGACCGGCTTAGGGGAACAAAAGGTGAACTGTGACACATTTATCACGTTCTGAGCTTTTTCTGCCAGGACTATTGAAAACGCAACAGACGTGGCCCATATCTAAGTCATAGAGCAACACAAGGAAACAGACCAATGAACGCACTTATCAACTGCTTGGAACGCCACGGAGTAAAATGCTGCATAGGTCAGCATAACAACATTTTAGTCAAAACGTGGTTCACCAAAAGGCGCGAAGACGGAAAAGTCGAATCTTTTTATGAGTTCGAATTTATTCCCGCCACCTCGAAGGCCGTGATGAATTATCTAGGCTATTGAATCAACCAGCGACAGCCCACGAGGCCAGAGGCCGACCAGCGACAGCCCACGAGGCCAGAGGCCGACCAGCGACAGCCCACGAGGCCAGAGGCCGACCGAGAACGGAGAACAGACCGAGAACGGAGAACAGACCGAGAACGGAGAACAGACCGAGAACGGAGAACAGACCGAGAACGGAGAACAGACCGAGAACGGAGAACAGACCTCTTGTATTGAAGCTGCTCTAACTCTTGTATTGAAGCTGCAATTAAATTGAGATTTTTTCAAGAATTTCGCTAACTATTAGGTACATTCTAAGGATACCAAATCCAACGGGAAGCAAGAAACCCACCAAATTAGCTATTTTCTATCCCCTTTTAAGGGTTTTTGTGTCCAAGTGTCTTATTATGTGGGGATATTTAACCCAATTGCAAGGGTCTTGTGATTTTCTGTCCATTTCAGGCTTGGCAGATGTGGTCAATTTTGCCCCTAACATCACCCCGATTCACTGTCCAAGATCCAACCTATTATCCTGAAACGAGTCACTATGAGTCTGTAGTCTAAGCGAAAGACTCTTCTTTAGTATAGGTAATATAGGCATATAGGATAATCTAAGTAATTGATTCTAAACAATAAATCACCCTTCCTATATTTCAACATTTTCACAATCCCATATAGGCATATAGGAGCAGCGATTATCTCTTTAGAATCAACCGCTTAGCCTACCTATATACCTATATAATGCGCCAGTATATAGGTAATATAGGTATCACTACAGAATCCCTAGATTGCCTCACTTGGCACGATTCATGCAATAAGAGTCTTTTCTTCTATTGACTCATTTTCCTATCTATGGTCTATGTCCTATTGCGTCATCTATAAGACGCCTTACAACCCCTATCAAAGGACATTAGAAAATGCTTACTTTATCGAGAGATTATCAAGACCTACTAGGCGAACATGGTCAGACGGTCATCGATTATGACAACATTGATATAGCGAGGTTATGGGCTAAAGAATTGGGATTCCCGGACGACCGAGTCGAGAAAATGAGACATACGACTCTTTCGAAAATGTGGAATCATCGTCGATATTTTGTCAAAGTTAGGAAGAATTTTGTAGATCAGGGATTCACTATTGAGAATTACCAATGGACAGAATCCGCGCAAACTGGCGAGTCTGCTTTCGGTAATGACTCTGCAATCGCAACAATTAACGATGAAGTTGTCACAAGTACTGAATTTGATCAAAGCATCAGGGAAGGTGATACGCTGGCTACCGTATTAGATGATAGGGACGCATCAGAACTTGCGGAATCCGCGCCAGTGAAGCCTACAGGTGGCAACGGTAGCGTTTTGGAAGATGCAATCCGGGCAATAGCAGAAGCGGCAAACACAACGGCTGATCTAGACGAGTCGCGAGTTGTCGAATTAATCGGAGAACATGGACTTACGGAATCACAAGCGGTTCGCCTTATTCTGGAACATTCCGCGCCGACCCCTACTGTTGTCCATGTCGAAAGTGATGGCGAGACTCGGGCAGTCGAAGGATTCACTCACCATGAATTGCCGCGATTGATTAAGCTTCTACAGGAGAGTCACGTTTATCTAGTCGGCACTTCTGGAACGGGCAAGTCACATATGGCCGTCCAAGCTTTCGAAGCGTTAGGGATTCCGTTTTATCTACAAGGTGCTTTTGATACCAAGTTTACTATTTTTGGATACATGGACGCGAACGGGAACTATATTGAAACCGATTTCTACCGTGCTTTCACGCAAGGCGGCGGATTCGTGTTCGATGAAATGGACGGCTGTTCGCCCAATGCTTTGTTAGCTGTCAATGCGGCACTCGCGAACGGTTATTGTGCTTTTGCAAATGGCATGGCGAAGCAACACCCAGACTTCAAGTGCATAGCTTGCGCGAACACGTGGGGACTCGGCCAAGATCGTGAATATGTAGGTCGTGTTCAATTGGACGCAACGACTCTAGACCGCTTTATTCAATTGCCTATCGATATTGACGAGTCGTTAGAGCGTGCGATTTCAACGAACATGCAATGGGTGGATTATGTCCAGTCGGCTCGCAAGGCAGTCGCCAGCATTGGACTCAAGCATCTTGTGAGTCCTAGGGCATCTGAAAAAGGTTCGCGTCTGATCGATGTTCAAGGCATGGGATTCAAGGAAGTCGAGAACCTGATAATCTGGCGCAACCTTGACTCGGCCACGATAAGCAAAATCAAGGCGGCGATGTAATGGCAAGACGTAGGAAAAGGAAAGTGAACGGTAAACCTAAAATGGAAACGTGGCCAAGTTTCGATGCTTTTCTTGATCAATGCGAGCAACCGTCAAAATCGGCTAATGAGCATATGTCGACTCTGAATATTTCAGGTCATCCGCCGGAATGGTTCGGTGAAGGGATTCGTTCGTTTGCTGATGCTATGAAGCTTGCGCGCTATGGTTGGCCAGAAGGAACGGCAAAGATTAGACAAGGCTTAGATATAGCCAAGCATTTGACAGATTCGAAACCTATCCGAGTCTTAGAAAATGCGATTGTTGGATTCGTCCCTTCTGTCCCTGATTTTCTAATCGGCAATCCAGAATCCATGCTCGCATTTTCAGAAGTAAATTCTCCAGTTTTGCCTATCTTGAAAATCGAGGCGAATCTAACTGTTGCGGGAATGGTGAAACATAACACCATCGTTAACCGTGGCATCGCTCTAGTTTCTATGATCGATGCCCTAGAAACTGCGGGATACCAAATAGAGTTAGTCGGATACATCGATACGGCTGGAAACGATGGTACACATATCCGCCAAGAGTTTCCTATCAAGAGTCCTGGTATGTTTCTTGAACTAGATCGGTTCTCTTATATTCTGGCGCATCCCTCGGTTTTGCGCATGCTTCATTTCAGATTATTGGAGCAGGACGCAAAGCACGCGACTCGATGGTATCCGGGTTACGGCGATTGCCGCGATACCCCTAGCGAACCGGATAATGAATCTGTGATTCATGTCCCTATGATTCGATACAAGGGATTCAAAACCATTGAATCATCGCTAGATAATATGCGTAAAGTTTTCACCAATTATCTAAATTAGAGGAGTCTGTTATGTCTGACCTATCAAAATTGAAAACCAAGCCAGTCGCGAATCCGAATTGTGAAACTTGCGCTTTTGTGGTTGATTCAATCCGTGGCCGTCAAATGTGCGGGCGATGGGAGAAGGAGAATCAATTACCTGATTCAATGTTTTGTGATCACTATTTTCCGAATTATGAGCGGCGCGCAAAAGAAGGCCGAGTCGAATTCGATGGCGCGGTTTATGTTTTCATCGATCCTGCAACCGATCCACGGAGGGCTAGGAAGCCAGCACGCGGCAGAACGATAGCGGCTTGACTATCTAGGTTAGCGAGTCGGACTCCGGTCTGACTCGCCTTCCTAGCTTGTTAATCCTGGCAAGCTAAATCGGGAGATTAGAACATGCTAAAATTGATAATTCTAACAGTCTGGATTCTCTCGTATGACTCTGATGCGAGTCCAGTTGTCGAATCCTATCAATCCGATTTCTATGGTGTCGAGGATTGCATAGCGAAAATGGAATCCTACCGCAATATCTCGAATGTGATTCAGGCGACTTGTGAATCTATGCGAGTTGCGAAAATCAACCTATAAGGAAGGACTAATATCATGAGTCACTTTTACGCTCAAATTGACGAATCTGCCCGACAAACCAATGCAACAGCACGCGGGCATAAGGCAACCAATATCGGAGCCGTTGTAGCTTCATGGGAAGGTGGAATCCGAGTCCGACTCTGGCACGATGAAACAACCGGTCAAGACAGATTCGAAGTCGGGCATGAAGTCTGGAAAGACGCAGGCTTGAATCAGATTATCGCGGCAGGCATTGTCGGTAAGTCTGGATTCATCGCCTTTGAAACTGGCACCATTGAACCGGCAGAGTCGGTCTATGCGATGGCGTCTGAAATGCGCGCCGTTGCGATGGATATGAGTCGGGCATAGAAACGGCCAACAGACCAACAGCCGAAGGAAGGAGAACCAACACAAGCCAGCATGATCGCGCCAACAGTAATAGGACAAGGAACAGGACTCACGCCAGCAATGGCAAGAGTCCTTTTTCTGTTTCTAGGACGCGCTAGGAAGGCTGCACAAGGCGATTCCGGTTGCGCTAGGTGTCGGCATAGCTGGCAGGCATCAGCAGGGACAAGCGAGGCTAAAATTGTCAACGATTCAATAAGTTGTAAAAGTCGCCAGCTATTCGGAATCTCAGATCTGGAATCCGCTAACCTATTGATTCTATTGACTACGATTTTTGCGGGTATTTTCTGGCGATTGGCACAACCAAAATTGCCGGGAGGTCTCGTTTTGTTCTTTCGGCAAAAATGTCACACATCGAAAATAGTCATGAGTCTTAACTGTATCATCTCAAAAGAACAGAACGTGAACAGAACGAAACGGGAACAAATCGGGAACGAAGAACAGAACGGGAACATGCGTGTAGGCAAGCTGCCCGAGCGTGTAGGTAAGCTGCCCCAATATATTTGGGAAGCGTGTAGGTAAGCTGCCCCAATATATTTGGGAAGCGTGTAATGAAGCTGCCCCGCCTTGTAAGTAAGCTGCCCCGAATTTTTTTTTATTTTCGTTTAGCGATTTTTTCCTTGACAGTGTATGTAAGCTGCCCTATGTATTGGAAAGCGAAAGGGAGACAGACTGATGACAAGCCCAAAGATTATAGTATGGTTGAACCAAACATCCCGGTCGAGACATCCATTTAGTGTGACGAAAGTACAAAACTCTTTAGACCCCTATATTGGGGCGTATTTATCCGCAGAAGAGGTTCAAATTCTTATTGATGATGGAGCCACCGTGAATATCACTAAGGCTCATTGAAAGGATAACTCAACATGGATGATTTGAGAGATTACGAGATTGATGATTTTGAGCGGACATATGATTGGGTTTGTGTGAGTGATGTTGTCTCGGTCCTGTGTGATATGGCGCGTAAACTTTTGGCATTGGAAACTGACATAGATAATGGTGAATATGTGTCCAAAGAAGATCATGAGCAAGAAATGGGTAGTATGGTTGATGATGTTGATTCGATGGAAGAAGAGATGAAAGAAAAAGAACAATACATAAAGGAATTAAATAGGGAAAACGAAAAGTTAGAGGAACGAATCACAGAGTTAGAGGCTGAAAAAGAGAACCGGGGTATGAATCCAAAGGAGGGCGGGGTATGAATCCAAATAATAAGATAAAGTTGGTGGTAGATAACACCGAGTCTAAAATATCGGGTTTTACTAAATCAGAATTTGCTGATTTTGTACATGAGACTGTAGAAAATAGCAGACCTGAGATAGATGAAATCCGAAGAAAAATGGATGTTGTTGACCAAGCTTTTGGTAATTTTATCAAAGAACTTGTTGACAATGGTGTTATTGATCCTATATTTGTCGCATGTACTTTACAAACTGAAGCTGAATACATGCTTGAAAATGAAAGGTATGGGGTGTGATGCTACCATTTAATTCCTACGATAATAAATTACAGACGACAGACTTTTGAAAGGAGTCAGGACTATGAAGACGAACAAAACAGGTAAGGCGTTGCTAATCGATTGGGTGGAAGCTTTGAGGTCGGGCAAGTTTGTTCAAGGTAAGGCAAAGCTTCGTAAAGTTGACAATCGAAAGACGAACTCTGTCAGGCATTGTTGCTTGGGTGTTCTTCGTGAAATCGTCGGTGATAATGCAATTAGGTCGGTGGCAAAAAGTGACATGTTGACTCAGAAGTTTTTCGAAAAACATGGATTGCTTCACACTAGTAAGAACCACCGTAAGAATCAGCCTATGTTCGATCAAAACACGTTAGCTAACATGAACGATAGCGGGAAGACCTTCGAACAGATTGCAAAGCGTATTGAAAATCAGTACAAGCGATGGAAGGATTAGACCATGAAGGGTTTGAAGCTGTTTACGCTGCGTACAGACGATGGCACAGTGCGTAAAGACCTCGGGTACTTCTACACCAAAGGTCAAGCTAGGGTGGTTCGTGACAAGAGCGAGGATACCTTGTTCATAACCATCGGGCCGGATCACTGGCGCTTCAAAGGGAATTGAGATGCTATTCTTTCTCGGATTCATAAGTGGTTTTATTGGTGGTGGTATTTGTATGCTGATATATGCTTGGGTGGTCACATTTAAAGATGATGGCAGGGATTATCCGACGAAATTGGATGACACTAGTAAATATGATAGAACCAAGAGAGATTAGTTCTTGACATTGAAGGCAATCTAGTTCATATTGTTTTTAGAAAGGAAGGTGAACTATGTATAGTGCCAAAGAGACTACGACGAATCAAGCTTTCGATTTGTTTGGTTTAGTTGATAGTTTGGTATCGGATTCAACGGTTAGCAAAAGGCAAGCCATGCGTGAAGCCGATAAGATGATTGAGCGAAAGAAGCATTATGTGAGAGATGCTAACGCGGTAATTTTTCTCGGTCAGGTACAGAACTTTTTGCGATATCAGACTCGGATGAGTCATTTTCAAAATTAGTTCTTGACATTAGAGGTAATACCCCCTATTTGTAAAGCTAACGTGGCGGCGGGAAAACATAGGAGTTGGCGGAGTTTACTTAGCTGTGGAACAATGGAAAAATCGCGGCCAACTAGAGATAAAAGGATTGTAGCTAACATGCTTACCGAATTCAAAAGTATGAAAAAAGCTATTGCTCATTATGAGAAATTCGGTTTTGAAGTTATTCATGATGCAGTGGTGGTGATTATGTTTGATACGGTTAAGCATGTAAGGCTTGAAAAATATGGTTGGAGTGGCAAAGTAAAGGTCAGGGAGATATAAGATGGAATTCGGAGATATGATTGACAGTCGAGATATCCTTGAGCGAGTTGAGGATTTAAAGGATTTATTTGCTGATCATACGCCTTTTCGTACAGATGGTGAAATCGAATTTTGGGTTGATGATGATGATGGAACCGAAACCGATCTTTTCGAGGAATACGAAGAGTTAGAAGCTCTGAATGAGTTTGTCGAAGAAGCTGAGTCTTACAGTTCTGATTTTCATCATGGAGAGTCAGTTATCTCCGAAGATTATTTCACTGAATACGCCGAAGATATGGCAAAAGATATTTATGTAATCGAGGAACATTGGCCTTACACGGCTATCGATTGGTGTCAAGCTGCCGAACAGTTAAAGCAGGACTATTGCTCGATTGCTTATGATGGTGAAATGTATTGGATAAGGAGTAACTGATATGTGGCGGGTTCCAGTTTTGGAAAAGATAGCAGAGTTACCTGTTGATGCAGGCTGTATGATTGTAGGTGATCCCTGCTATTTCATGACTGCGGATAACACCGATCATTTCAAAGGTACTTGGTATGAATTCTGTGATCAGGTATTGAGAAAAATGGAAGTTGGACCTAACAAGGGTACGACAACGTATCAAGCTGAAGGTTCTAACATGCCTGCTGCTGCCATAGTTCAAACAGGCTACGGAGACGGTTCATATCCGGTTTATATCGAGCGTAATAAAGATGGCAGGGTCATTAAACTGATTGTCGATTTTGATCCCTCGGATGAAGAAGACGATGGTTGATGATCATTACAAGTATACTAATCCACG